TCAGGAATCTTTATAAGTGAATGTATGGGATAGACCGTTGCGAAATACGATGGTTTCCGGTCGGCCGGATCTCAGGATAATAGAATCCAGGATAGAAGAAAAAAAGTTTTTCAGGATTTCCGGATCCAGAGCTTTGGCAAGGTTTTCGTAGTAGATGTACTCTTTATCTGTCAGCTGCTGTGTCAGGATGAAAGAAGATGCCTGCTGTATAAATGCTTCATCGTCCATGGTATGCTCCCACAGGTCCTGAGACATCATGCCGATTGCCTCGTTGATCTCCTGGAGGCGATCTGTAATCTGCTGTTTCCGGACAAGGTACTCACGCTCAGAGATAGAATCATCGCTGTATAGGTAAAGATCGTTCAGACGATCCAAGGCACGTTGTTGTCTCTTTTGTTCTGTTCTGATGCGTTTTAACTCCGGATCAACCTTAGGTTTGGATTTTGCAGACTTCAAGAGCACCGGATCACTTCCGGAGTATTTCTCTAACATGTCAAAAAGGGATGCAAGACCGTCCGGATCCACATGATCGACATTGGAAAAGGTACTGCCACGTAATAAGTGCTTCTGGAGATCTTCCAAAGAATGGATGTCGGTAAAATTCTTCTGCGCATTCAAAATATTCAGAATGTAGTTCAGAAGGAACTCTCCAAGGACAACATCCGAAGTATATTTTGCATGGCATGTCTTGGTTTTCCAGACATTCGGGCATCCGTATTTTGACGGACGATATCCGGAGGCATGACGATTCCCTGGAGAAGCACGAAAAGCAGCACCGCATTCAGCACACCAGATTAGACCAGAGAATACATTCACACGTTTCTGTTTTGCTTTTCTTCCAGGAGTATTCCGGTACCGGGCATTTTTATCAAGAGTAGCCTGGATCCGATTGAAACGCTCCTGATCTATTGAGGCCGGATGGTGGTTTTCTACGATAACCCACTCAGAGGGATCCTTAATAGCTTTTCTTCCAGGAATTTTGTAATAATTGTACCGATAGATACCAAGATACCATGGATTACGCAAAATCGCCCACACAGAAACAGGACTCCATAAATTTCCGCTCCTGGAGCAATATCCCATTTCATTCAGCTTCCGGGCTGTGTGTACAAGAGATTGATTACTTTCATAGATCTCTATCATGTCGTTGTAGATTTTGTTTTCTTCCGGATCAATGGAAAATGTCTGTGTTGGTTTATCGTAAGAATATCCGAACGGGACACGTCCACCATTCCAGACACCATTTGAGGCTCTGTTTATCATGGTAGCTGTGACACGCTCTGAGGTCATATTTCGCTCTAATTCTGCAAAGATCAAGATAATCTTCAACATGGCTTCACCGATTGCGGTAGAAGTATCAAATTGTTCATTCTTGCTGACGAATGTAACACCCAACTCTTTTAGTTCTGCATACATGTTTGCAAAGTCCAGTAGATTTCTGGAAATACGGTCGATCTTCCAGACTAGCAGATGAGTAAAAAGTCCTTCCCGGATCTGAGACATCATTTTCTGGTATGCCGGTCGGTCTGTATTCTTTCCGGAATACCCAGCATCCTCAAAGATCACAAAATCCTCCGTATTCAGGATATACTTGCAGTAGGCTGTGAGTTCCTGTTTCATCATCGGCAGCGAATCTTTATCTATTTGGTAGACTGTGGAAACACGGACGTAGATTGCTACCCTGATATGTGTCTCTGAGCCTGATTCAGGCATCATATAGCTTTTATTCATAATTCCTCCATCAAATAGAAATAGCCCCTACACGGGGCTATACTTAGTTCACATAGGGCATGTATTTATTCAGTGCCGCCCAAACTACATTCTTATCATCACGACTTGCAACCTGATAACAGGCAAGGAGCCGTTGCAATTCTTCAACCTGTTCCAGGTGATCTCTGTTCTCTTGAATGTCGCTGTTACTCATAAGCATACCTCCGATAATTATTTACAGCTTGGTATCTGCTATGTACTAAGTTCCCCGGAAATGTTTTCTTCGCCAGGAAAAATATGAAAATGCGATCACCCCTTTTTTCGATCCGCATACTTCTCTGGAATAGCCATGTGTGTACGCAGAAAGTCTTTGCACATCTCCTGATTCTCTTCTGGAATAGCGGATATAATCTCGGCCCATTCTGGATCCAGTCCCGAAACCATCAATGTGCTGTCGTGTATTTCTTCCCTTGCATATCCAACCACTAAGTAGTCAATAGATACATCTAAGTAGGATGCGATTTTGCATACGACGTCAAGCCTTGGAGAAATACCACTTTTCCATTCCGGGATATAATCTTCGTCCAAGTCTAATTTCCTCAAAACAGCAGTGAGTCCCGTTCCTTTTATCTTGCAAACTCTCTTTAAAGAGTTGTAAAACATAACTCCGTCAAAGTCTGGATTGATGTTTGGAGCTTCCGGAGCATCTCCTGATCCAAAACCGTTTACCAGATAATCGAGAGACACATTAAGGTGTTCGGCGATTTGGCAAACAATATCAATAGAGGGAGATGATCCTGCTTTCCATCTACCAGTAGCACTGGTACTGAGCTTAAGCTCTTTTAATACTGCCGTTGGAGTCGTCCCTTTTTCTTTGCATACAGCTTTTAGATTGTCGTAAAACATAAAACCTCCAAAAAAATATAACAAAACAATACATTCGCTTGACGAACTCGCAAAAAAGAGTTAGACTAACAAACATAAACAACAAAACATTATCATTTTCAAATCTAAAAAAGCACCTCTATTATACCTAACAAATGTTTGGTAGTAAAGAGGAAAAAGGAGGGAACTCATGGAAAGAAAACTGTCCATGTGGTGCAAAAATGCCAAGATCGAAATGATCCGGCGTGATCTAAAGACCACGGAGCTTGCGGCGAAACTGGATATGAACCGGAGTTATGTAAGCTCAATCTTGAATGGTCGAGTATATAGCGCACCGGCAGTCAAAAAGATCTCTGATTACTTAGGGATCGCTGACAGCGACACCACAACTGTATGATTAAATGATAGCGCACGGAGGAACGTTGGAACATGGAGAAAGAATGTAAGGATTGCGGTGGAAGTATCTACTTCCAGTGTAGAAAAGAAGCCGCAAAATACAATGACAGGCTGAGCAGCCGTGAGGGAGCTTCGGAAATGCTGAATATTTCCGTGTCGAGTCTGAGCAACTATGAGTTGGGGCTGACACCAGTACCGACGGATGTGGTTGTTAGAATGGCTGACCTTTACGGAGCACCGGAACTGGAGGCTTGTTATTGCAAAAATGATTGCCCGATCGGGAAACGGCAGAACATCGCTACAAAGATCCGGGGCATTGAACAGATCACATGCAGTTTATTGGATCATGCGGACGATGATTTGATGCATGGAATAAAAAGAGATCTGATAAACATCGCCAGTGATGGGAAACTGGATCTGGGAGAAGAAAACCGGCTAAGAAAGATTGTCACAGAACTGAGTCAGTTTGCAGATGATGTGATGGAACTGAGAATGTTTCTGCGAAAATACGGGGGTGAATCGGATGGAATTGATTGAGAGATTGAAACAGCAACTGTCCGAGGTTTACGGAATCCATAACGAGGAAGATCTTTTGAAAGCTATGGAAAAGCAGAAACCGATTGATATAGGGGTATTCGTGAGGGAGGTAAATGGAATTGAGAAAGCTGGTTAAGATTATTGCAATGGTTGCGATAGCAACAATAATGCAGATCGGGGCTTGTAAGATAGCCTACACAGAAAGAGGATATCAGGCAATGGGGAGTGAAAGACTGGTATTTCCGATCGTACTTTATGCGGAGTATAAAGCGTTCTGTGAACCGGAAGAAGAGCATAATGCCAGATAAGGCATTTGCATAAAGGAGGAATTTATATGGGACAAATGACAGCAGATCAGTATCTGGATCAGATCCAGAGCAAGTTGATGCAGACATTAACTGAGAAAAAAGACGCCATGCCACCTGGATTCAATCAGCAGAGATTCGCTCTGAACTGTGTGACGGTGATTCGGGACATGATGAAAGATCGTAAAAAAAAGGAGAATCTGCAGACAGTCGATATTAATTCGATTGTTCTCTGCATGATAAAGGGCGCCTACTTGGGACTGGATTTCCTGAATGGTGAGTGTTATGCGATCCCTTATAAGGGTGAAATGACATTCCAAACGGACTACAAAGGCGAAATTAAGGTCTGCAAGCGGTTCAGTAATGATCCGATCAAAGATATTTACGCCAAGGTAGTACGAAAAGGAGATGCCTATGATGAAGGAGTAGAGGGAGGCGCTCAGGTGCTGAATTTTAAGCCTGTGCCGTTCTCGAATGAAGAGATTATCGGGGCATTTGCGGTAGTTATGTATGCTGACGGAACCATTAAATACGACAGTATGAGTGTGGAAGAGATACGCCACACGAAAGACACCTACTCTAAGGCAGCAAATAGCCAGGCATGGAGAGATTCATTTGGGGAAATGTGCAAGAAAACGGTTATCCGCAGACTGAGCAAGCTGATTGATCTGAATCTGGACAAGGTGGAAATGATTAAGGCTTATGAGGAGGGATCCGGCTTTGAATTTGAAAATCAGCAGATCTCCGGAGGATCCACCAGGCAGGCAGCACAGTTACCAGGAACAGAAAATGTGGTTGATGCCTTTGCACCGGGGCAGACAACCGGACAGAAAACACTCGAACAGAAGCCACAGCCGGCAGTAACGCCACAGGATTTCCGGCAAGCACCGGAGAGAGAACCGATAGCGGAAGAAATACCACCGCAGTATTATCCGGAGGAAGAGTTTATGTCACCGGATGATTATCCGGATGATGAAATGCCGTGGAAATAAAGAAATGGAGGAAAAAGGGAATGAATGAATTACAGGTAGTAGTACACCAGGAACCAGGAACCGTAACATGGAATTATGAAGATCTGAAAGCAGCAATCACAAATGCTCTGGAGGTATACAAGACAACAGAGTATGACGATTCTAACATTGGTCAGGCAAAGAAAGATCGGGCAATGCTGAATAATCTTTCAAAGTCAGTGAACGCCCGGAAGATTGAGATCAAGAAAAAGTGCCTTGAACCGTTTGAGCTGATCGACACTCAGGCAAAAGAACTGATGGCGATCATTCAGGAGCCGATTGCAGTTATTGATGAACGCCTGACAGAATATGAAAACCTCAGACGACAGAAGGTAAGAGCCGTGATCCTGGAATATATGGCAAACGACTTTGACGGGATTGAACAGAAGATTGCCGATAAGGCGAAAGAAGCCCTGTATGATGTTCGATGGGAAAATGCAACTGCAAAGAAATCAGAATGGCAGACAGCGATTGATGCCAAGGCTGAGGCTATCCGATCAGACCTGCAGGTGTTGGAAGCCGTCGAAGAAAAATTTAGATCGTATGCTATGGATTCATACAGAGTAAAACTGAGATTGGCGGATGCTATGCAGAAAGTTCAGGAACTGAGAGCCCAGGAAGCGGCGATCCTGAAAAGACAGCAGGAAGAGGAAGAGAGAAAGAGACGTGAGGAAGAGGAACGCTGCAGACGTCAAGCAGAAGAAGAGAGAAAGAAGATCGAAGAGGAAAAAAGACGACGTGAGGCAGAAGAAGTGGAGGAATATCTTGGAAATCCTGAGTCGGAGATTGGAAAAGCGATTGACAGTATCGAAAGAGGAGCGTTTGTCAATGCGACTACTCCAAATCAGAACCAGACTCCGGTAGTTGAAACTGTACCGGCACAGAATCCAGAACCGGAAGTGCAGCATGTGTTGAAACCAAGTCAGACAATCAGAATCACTGGAACACCGGAAGAGTACCAGAAGGTCATTGAGTACATTAAGGTGATGGGGATTGGTTACGAGGAGGTGTAGCACATGGGATTTCAGTTGACATCGGAGAATTACTACTCTGACATAGCCAATTATGAGTACATGTCAGTTTCCCAGTTCAAAGATTTTGCCGGAACATATGGGAAGTTGGGATGCGAAGCCTGTGCCATGGCGAAAATTCGTGGCCAGTATAAAGAACCGGAGAGAACAGCACTTCTGGAAGGAAGCTATGTAGATGCTTTCTATGAGGGCACACTGGACAAATTCAAGGCAGATAATCCGGAAATGTTTAAACGGGATGGAGAACTGAAAGCAACGTTTCAGAAAGCAGATCGGGCGATCGAAAGAAGTCTGAGAGATCCACTTTTCCAGGAATACATGTCTGGAGAAAAACAGGTCATAATGACCGGAGAGCTTTTTGGATCCAAGTGGAAGATCAAAATGGACAGCTACCACCCGGGTAGAGCGATTGTAGATCTGAAATACATGCAGTCACTTACAAAGTTTGGATATGTTCCGGATATTGGATATCTGGATTTTGTCCGATACTGGGGGTATGACATTCAGGGAGCAATCTATCAGGAGATCGTAAGACAGAATACTGGGAAGAAATTGCCGTTTTATATTGCCGGGATCTCCAAGGAAGAGGCAATGAACATTGAAGTAATCTACATACATGACAACTATCTGGAAGAGGCGCTGCATATCGTAGAAAGCCGGATGCCGAGGATTCTGGATGTGAAATACAACGGTGTAGTACCGGATAGATGTGAGCAGTGTATCTGGTGCAGAGATACCAAGGTTTTGCAAGGTCCTATCGGAATCGGGGATCTGACAGCGAGTTTGTAGTATGGAGGTACAGGATATGGCGTGGATCACGGTAGATCAGAAGCTGATCGGTGGAAAACTAAGGAATTTTGCAAAGCAATCCGGAATCAGCCAGAATGAGGCAATCGGGATCCTGATACGGTTATGGCTGTGGGGATTGGACAACGCAGAAGAAAGCGGTCGAATAATAGCAGCCGAACATGAGGACATTGAAGAGGCTATCCGCCCGGGATTCCTAGAAGTTGAACGGAGTACGATCTCGAATATCGTTGATAACCTGATAAAGACAGGGTGGATAGATAAAAAAGGGGATTCCTTGTATTTGCATGACTGGATAGACTGGAGGAGTTTTTATACATCCTATGAAAGCAAAAAAGCACAGCATGCGGAACGAATGAGAAATTACAGAGCCGAAAAGAAAAAAGAGCAGCAAGCGCAACCGGAACCAGAAGAGAAACCGGTAGAACCGAAGAAAGCAATCAGAAAAGAGTACGCTGTAGGCTTTGAAGAGTTCTGGAAGATCTACCCAAGGAAGGTAGACAAAGGGAACGCATATAAGAAATATCAGGCAAGGCTGAATGATGGATATTCGGAAGCTGAGCTGCTGACAGCCGCAACCAATTATGCGAACCAGTGCAAGAGGGAAAAGACCGAGGCAAGATTCATAAAGCATCCAAAAACGTTCCTGAGCGACACGATGCCGTTCACGGACTTCTTAGATCATGGACAGCAGACGAATATACCAGAACAACAGGAACCGCCCGGAAAACGTAAGAATCCGTTTTTATAGGCAGTATAGGAGGATAACAGAGAATGGATGATATCGGAAGTATGTTGCCCTCTCATACCCAGGAGGAGGTCAGCCCGATTAAAAAGGGCGATTATAAGGGGGATGATGGTCTGATCCGATGTGGCGTATGTGGCGAGCGGAAACAATTAAAGATCAACATCTTAGGATATTCAAGAATTGTCCCATGTATATGCCAATGCAGGGCGGACGAGTTGGAGGAGAAAAGAAAAAGAGACGAGTATGAAGAGAGGATGCACACGGTGAATCGTCTGAAGGATGCCTCCATGATGGCAAGTAAGTTTCGGGATGCGAGCTTTTCGAAGTATAAGGTCAGACCAGAGAACAGGAATCAGGTGAAGTTGGCATGGAATTATGTGAAGAGATTCCATGAAATGAAGGAAAAGAATCAGGGGTTATTATTATATGGTCCGGTCGGAACTGGAAAAAGTTACACGGCAGCCTGTATAGCAAATGCTCTGATGGAACAGAGCGTGACGGTGGTTATGACATCGTTTGTGAAAATTTTACAGGATATACAGAGTGTCGGGAATGAAGCAAATTATATTCAGATTCTGAACAGTGCATCATTGCTTATTATTGACGATCTGGGGGCTGAGAGAAATACAGATTACGCCCTAGAAAAGGTATACAACATCATTGATAGCCGGAGCCGGACAGATAAGCCGATGATTTTAACAACGAATCTGGAATTGCCTGAGATGTTAGAGTGTACGGATATTCGCTATAAAAGAGTGTATGACAGGATTTTTGAAACCTGTTATCCGGTTGAGATGAAAGGAAAATCATTCCGGCAGATAGAAGCAGCACAAAGATTTGAAAACATGCAAAAGTTTTTAGGATGAGGTGGAACATGGGAATAGGTGAAAATATCAAAAGGATCAGAACGGGTATGGGGCTTTCGCAGAAAGCCTTTGGTGACCTGATCGGGAAGAGTGAAAGTCAGATCGGCAGTTATGAAAATGAAAAAACGGATATACTGGCATCCACTCTTTACAGGATCGCAGAAGTAGCACATGTAGATTTCAATAATTTGATGGCCGGTATTCTTCCGGAAGAAAAAGAATCGAAAAAGGAGCCGGACTGGGATGCAGAATTGAGAATCTACAACATGGAGGATCGTCTGACGGTAATTAAGATTCTGGCGAAGAACGGCTATGATGTGGGGCAGCATAAACGGCCAAAAGGGAAAGGCAGCTCACTGGATTACTTTATCCATGCAAAAGATCTTTCCACCAATGCCGATACATCAAAGTAGGAGGTAGGTATGGAAGTAAGATTTACGATCCTGGGGGAGCCAAAGGGAAAAGGCAGACCGAGGTTTTGCAGGAATACCGGACATGCGATTACGCCGAAAGATACCGTGAACTATGAAACACTGGTTCGGATGGAATACGGCGTAGCCTATTCGGATTTTAAGTTTCCGGACGATGCGATGTTGGATATGCGGATAAAGGCTTTTTATTCCATTCCAAAATCAGCATCCAAAAAGAAACGGGCATCAATGTTGGCGAATGAGATCAGACCGACCAAGAAGCCTGATATGGACAACGTGGTTAAGATCATAGCGGATTCCCTGAATCAGGTGGCATACCGAGACGATACGCAGATCGTAGATTGCCAGTGCCGGAAATTCTATTCAGAGAATCCACGAGTAGAGGTAATGATACAAGATATTCAGCCGAAACAGGCGGAAAGGGGTATGAAATGAACAACTATGAGGAAATGATGATTGAAAGCGATGTATTCGCAAATGCCAGGGACAACTTCGATTCGTTATTGCAGAAGCTGTTTAAGAGTATGGAGAATAACGAGTCAGACGAGGGAAGTATTACCCTGAAAGTGAACCTGAATATGGTGGAGGACTGGGTACCGAATGGTGAGGGCGGAACAATCCATATCAAAAAGCCGGTTCTCAAACACAAGGTTTCCATTGAGGTGCCGGTAAAAGATTCTATCGACGGTCGGAAAGATTCTGGAATGAATCTGGTATGGGATGACGAACTACGTCGGTATGTTCTGAATTACATCAATGAGGGCGGACAGCAGAGCTTGTTTGATCCGGACTACGAGGAGAACCTGAAAGGCAGTGCAGGTCTGGAGGAAAGCAACTTGCTTCCTGGTCCATCAAATGAGCTTCCGGATCTCAACGGAATCCCTGACGCACATTTCACGGAAGCAGATCCGCTCGATGATGCGCTGAATCGCCCGATTACGTTAGAGGATGAAGAAATTACCGATGAAGAGAATATAAACGCTTATGGAGGCGATACGGAAGCTACAGGCAGCACAGATGGAGAGGACGATTACGAGTATGAGGAATAAATTGGCGAAGCAGTTAAAGGAATGGTTTTACCTGACCATGGATGTTCTTTGGCTGAGTATTGTTATTGGCGTGGGAGTTGGGATCGGATTTATGGGAGTTCTGGCGATCATGCTAAAAATATGATGGAGATAATACGGAGAAGGTGAAAGAATGAGAATAGTTAGTCAGGATGGATGCTATGACATTCCTTATGACCAGGCAGTTCTTAATAGAATCGGCACCACTATATCCGCTAAGACGAACACCGGAGATTTAATTCTGCTTGCTCAATACCACAAGGAGGAAAAAGCGATAAAGGCTATGGAGATGTGTGCAGGGAAATATGAAGCTTGGGAAGTGACTGTTTTTAAGTTTCCGAAAGATTCGGAGGTAGAAGTATGAGAAGAGAGAATACGAGAGATTTTTCACAGTGCCGGAAGTGTGGGGCACGGATCCTGTTTATGCGGATGAAATCCGGAAAGAGTATGCCGGTAAACCCACAGTTCGTAAACTTCCGGAAAGATGGTGGTAAGGACAGGATTGTCCTTGCCAACGGAGAAGTAACATCCGGAACGATCGTTGCTGATCTGATTGAGGCGGACGGTTACGGATATGTATCACATTTCGCAACTTGCGAATATGCACAGACATTCAGGAGGAAATAGAAGAAAATGATCAATTTTGTAATAAAGCATGGGTGCAGCACAAAAGAGGGATGGACAGATGTAGTGAGTGCTGAGACTGTCGGAACATATACAAAGTTCAGAGGAAAAGGGCTTTTCCAGGAGGAAGAGAAACAGGTGATCCGCCAGAACGTTACCAATGTATGGATCAAGGCGAGCGTATCTGCCGGAGTCGTGAGTATTCATGACCGGAACAGAGATCAGGCACTCGCAGTTTCCATTACAGAAATGGCAGCGGTTCTGAATGAGGCTTTGAGAATCGGAATGGTAAAGAAAGAGAGGTAACAAGATGGTCTGGAAAATAACAATTCTGTTATGGGCATTGGTACTGATAGGGTCCTACTTTGTAAAGTGCAGCATTTCAAGAGAAGAAAGAATCAGAGCGTCATATGGTGGAAATATCAAACTGACGCCAGGAAGAATCGTTTATTTGATTTTAGTATTTGCTTCAATCATTATGACCTTTGCAACGCTGGTATGGTTCCTGTTTTTTAAACTGTAAATAAAAATCCCCTGGTGCCATATGGCAGACAGAGGATCTCCAAAAATATTCGCTGATAAAATTATAAATTGAAGATCCGAAAAAGTCAATGCACGGACACCAGGGAGGTAATAAGATGGGAAAAGGCACACCGGGAAAACCAAAGACAGTAAGACTGAGTCAGGACGAACTGAGAGAACTCTGCCAGAAAGCGGTGGAGGATGGCGTATCGAAATATATAACATTGCAAAATCAGAAGAAAAAACAGGAATGGAGGGGCTTGCTATTCCGGACTAAGAAGCTACTGGAGAATTACACGAAGTTAAAAGACTATGCAGAACAGGCAGTGGTCACTCTGGAACAGGCGGAGGAAGTCGATGAAACGTTAGTGAACATGGACGTGCTCACAAAATTCAAACTGTTCGAGGATGATAAGACCTTACATAGACAGCTACGGGGAGTAAATGCTGTGAAGTTTATCATGGCCCATGTAGATCGGATGCTAGAGGTTTACAAGAATAACTGCCTGAACTCATCTCAGGAGGTTATGCATAGACGATGGTTCGTGATCGAATATATGTATCTGGAGAGAGAGGATGCTAAGAAAACGACAAAAGAGATCGCTGAGATTTACCAGACAGATCTCAGTAACATTCAGAAGGACGCAAAAGAGGCAAGAAACGATCTGACTACATTATTTTTTGGGTTGGATGCGATGGTTTTATATGAGATCCGGGACTAATTTCCGTTTTTCTTCCTTTGACTGTCATTTCAGCCGATGATATAGTGTAAATTGCAAATTAAAGCGAGGGAAACCGGACTTTCATTTGCATGGTGCTGTGGTGTATTCATTCTTTTCCCATGACCCCCCAGGCGTCTGCGGATGCCTGGGGACTCCGAGGGAATATGATGCACAGCAGAATCTTCCTCGTATTGACGTATAGATTCTTCCTAAAGAGACCGTGTCAGATTGATGCGGTCTTTTTATGTTGCCAGAAAGAGGAAAGGAGTAGCACAGAGCATGGGAGAAATGAAGAATGAGAAAAGAATTGAAGTGATCGAGAATTTCCCGGTACAGAAGATTAAAAACGGTTTCGGGAATCCAAGGAAGATCCGGAAGAAAAAAGCGGAGGAGTTGCAGCAGTCATTAGATACTCTGGGGGATTTTGGCTTGATCCTGTTAGATGAAAATGACAATGTGATCGCCGGTAATCAGCGAGTGGAACTGATGAAACGGAATGATCCGGACGCCAAGGTACTTGTAAAGAAATTACACGGCTACACAGAGTCCGAGTTGAGGGCAATTAACATCAAGGACAATACACATGCTGGTGAGTGGGATATGAACCTGTTGTCGGAATGGACAGCGGATCTGACCCTGGATCTTGGTATCGAAGCAAAAGAAAAAGGTCCCAAGAATAAGAATCTGGATGCAATGGAACATCTGCGGTATGAGCAGTACGATTATGTGATGATCGTATGTCGGAATGAGGTGGACTATTTGAATCTGATTCGTGATCTTGGATTGGAAGGAAAGAAGACCATCGTAACGCCTACTCGAAAGATTAAGGCAAGAGCGATCTGGTATGACGATGTAAACGTTAAATTGGAGGCAAAAGAGAAACCAGAAAATAAAGGATGGGGAATAGATGGAGTATAGAGAATTACAGTTTGCACAGCTAAAGAAAATTGCGGAGTCTACGGGTAGAAATCCGGTGTATTTGTTCAATGCAGACCGTTTTATCAGGAACTTCACGGATTTGCAGAATGAGTTCCGGAAAATCTATCCGAACACAAGAATTGCATACAGTTATAAAACCAACTTTATTCCGGAAATCGGGAAGTTGGTTGATAATCTGGGTGGGTATGCCGAGGTAGTATCGTCTATGGAATACGAGATAGCCGGAGAGGCAGTCTTATGTGATAGTGAGCGGATCATTTACAACGGCTTACTTCCGGAGGAGTGCATGTTGGCCAATCTGGAATTGGGAGGAAAGGTCAATGTGGAATCCATGGAGTGCCTGAACTATGTTCTGGAAAACACAAGCGGAGAGGTGAAAACCGGGATCCGTATTGGAGCACCGGACAGCCGTTTCGGATTTCAGGAATCAGAGCTTTTTGACGTTTTGGCCAGAATTGTAGCAGCAAAGAAAAAGGTAGCCGGGATTCATTGCCATGTTGGAGGCAGCCGGAGTCTGGAAACTTGGAAGAAAAAGACACAACGTATGCTGAGAATTGCAAAAGACATCGAGAATATCCTGAGATATCCACTGGAGTATATTGACCTTGGCGGTCACCTGTACGGCAGAATGGACGATGATCTGAGAAAGCAGTTCGGAGAGGATGTCCCAACATTCCAGGACTACGCTGAGACAGTAGCAACCATGGTTCGGGATGCGTACAAGGATAGAGGATCCATGCCGCAGCTGATCTTAGAACCGGGAACGGCTCTGGTGGCTGATACAGTGGATATTCTGGCAACCGTTCAGAATGTGAAGAATCGGAAAGAAAAGAAAGTGGCCACTCTGAACGTTAGCTCGTATGATTGCGGAATGGTTGCAGATTATAAGGATTTGACCGTTGAAAACATTACTGATCCGGATCAAAAAGGCAATGTTCCAACTGTGATATGCGGTTATACATGCATGGAAGAAGATTATATCAGCCGGAACTACCCTGGAGCATTAAAGACAGGAGATAACGTGTTGATCCGGAACTGTGGTGCCTATTCGGCATCCATGAAGGGAGACTTTATTTTCCCACCGATTGGTATGCTGATGGTAAATGATAACTACGAGGTCTTAGGACTGATGAAAGAACATGGCCGGAGCAGAGATGCTGTTGAGCGATGTGTGGTAGGAGGAAAACGATGCGTGATTTGACAGTGCTGATAACGGGATGCTCGAAGCATTCCAAGGAGATTGTAGACTGCCTGGTGAGGAATGAGGACGGAAGAAAAGTGAATATTGTCGCAGTAAACATGGACGGAAACAAATTATTACGACATGGAACGACATATCAGTATATAGCCCCTCCGATTACGGATCCGGGCTATATTCCGTTTTTGAAGAAAGTCTGCAAGGAAACTCACACGGATATTATAATTCCGTATATTACAGCAGAATTGGAGCTTATGGCAGGGCATAAAGAAGAGTTCGGACGGATGGGAGTAAAAGTGTCTGTAGCGAGTAAAGAATCCCTGGCGATCCTGAACAATAAAGAGAAGTTCGGGGAGAAGTTTGGATGGTATATGCCGGGGCAATGTGTTACAGATGATGTCCATACCGCAAAAGTAGTATGTGAGGCACACAAAAATAAGAAAATGAAATTGTGCTGCAAGATATCTGGGAAATGCGGAGGAACAGGGTTCTGCATCGTTGATAATGAGAAAGCATACGATATCACGCTGTTTAACCGTTGCGGAGTCAACCGCTACATATCTGATCAGGATCTATACAAGATCATAGAGAACGGGAATAGGGTGATCCTTCAGGAATACGTGGAAGGGATCGACTACAGCGTGTGCGTGCTGGCGGATCACGGAAATGTGTTGGCTATGGCTGGGTATGCTGGGTTTGATATGGAATTTGGCGCGGTAGTAAACGGACAGATCATTACCAACGAGAAGGCATTTGAAATAGCAAGAATGATTGTAAAAGAATTAGGAGTAGATGGGAACGCCTGCTTTGATTTCATTTTAGAGGGCGTGACCGGAGAGATGCTGAAAAGCATGACTGTTGAATCCGGAATGAGAACAATGCAAACCGCTCCGGTAAAATTACTGGAATGTAATCCGAGAATCAATGCATCTATTGGATTCTGTTGGCATGCCGGAATGAACCTGGTGTATCTCCGGTGCAAACAGCTTCTGGGAGAACTGGACACGCCAGATCTTATCATTTCCCATCGGCATTTACAGGAAGGGTTAAGGATGCAGAAATATTATGAGTCAGAATATTACATTTAACATTTATTGCATGTCTTACATGCGACCTCATGCAATCATGACGGAAAAGGTATTTGAATACTGTACCTACGTTGTTAGAGCTGAGGAGGAAGAGGCGTACCGGAAAGCCGGGGTAAAGAAGATTCTGGCGATACCGGAAGGCGAGGTTCACGATTTCATGTCAACGTTCTACTGGATCATAGAAAATACTCCAGAGGACGTTATTTGCATTGTGGACGATGATGTAAAAGAAATGCTTTACCGGATGGACTATAAAGCACCGATCCGGACAAAGACCGGGGAACTGGATCAGGAAAGAGCAACGGCGGAGTGTGAGAGGATCGCACAGGTCCTATATGATCTGGATTTAGGGCTTGCCTATGACAACCCACAACCGGCTCCGTATGTTTACCATTCCGAATGGCAGTTCAAAGCAATGCCGGGACATATCCGGTGGGTGAACAAGGCAGCATTTAAAGCCAAGTACAATCCGGAGGATCCGGCCACCAGTGATATAGATATGGCGATGCAGGAATTACTCCTGAACAGGGTAATCTTACAGCCGGTATATTATTGCACCCAGGCAACCATGGACACCAACGACGGATACGCAGAACCGAGATCGGTCCATGAATCCATCCAATATGCCATGATGAATAAGTGGGGGCAGTATTACGACTTTGATTTTAAGAAGAACACAGCCAGGATAAATGTACAAAGATAACAAATGTTGGGGTATATATGCCGTGCTATTGCTGAAAATGGAAGAATGGTTACAGAACGCTTGTTCGATTCCTGGGAGAGCGGTAAGATAAAGTCAAGAAAAGAAACCACACACCAGGAGGAGAAAAACATGGGATATAATATCAAGACACCGAACGGTTATGATCTATTTGAAATGTCTTCCATGATTCAGAAGGCAATCAGAAGATCAGACATTCCACATGCGGCATACGCAGCAAACGAACTTGGAGGGAAATACAGAAAGTACCTCTGGAAGAGATTGCTGACCGTATCTGCGGAAGACTGCTACGGGATCATGACGAAAGAAATCGTAGCATTACAGCAGGCAGACGAGTACGTAAACAAAAAAGCGAAGATCGGAGAGACGAACGATCTGTTCATCGCAAAGGCAGTGATCTTACTGTGCATGGCACGGAAGAACCGGGATGCAGACTACGTAGCCTGTAATTTCATGTGGGGAGACAGGAACCTGACGGAAGAGGAGTTTAATCAGTTCGTTGATTATGAACAGGTGGAAAATCTGAGAATAAGAGATGCAAGCGACATCCCTGGGTATGTATATGACGTTCATACCTGGAAAGGAAAGAGAGCTGGCAAGACGGAACTCGATATGTTCCGTGATGAACAGGAGGCACTGGCACCCCGACAGATGAACCTATTTGACTATGGAGACTGGGGCGGATATTTCGGGCACATGAAACAGGAGGGAAAACTGGACAGAAGGACAGAGAGCCGACTGGAAGAGTTCCAGAGGGGAAAGACAACAGACCCCACCAATAACGGAACCACGTGGACACCGGAAACATACGAAGCAATCAGAATGAAATAGGGAGGCGGAAACCATGACGAAGAAAACAGATATCGTAAAAGAGGCAATCAAGACAGGGGACTTCAAAAAGGCATTGAGAATTGCAAAGGATTTCAGGATCAATGTGACGAAGGAACAGAGAGAGCGGATGGCGAGAGCATACGAGTGCATCGTACATCCGGAGTTTTACAGACAGATCGGGTTCGACGTCATGGAGACAATCAACTTAGGAGAACAGACAGTGGCGCTGTTATACGGCGAATAAGCTGCGAAAAATTAGATAGACATAAAAGACATTGGAAAGAGTCTGATATAGCCTACATGAGGCTATACCGGGCTCTTTTTGCATAGCAGAAGAGAGGTGGAGGTGTGGCCAATGAGCAAAACTTAGTGCAGAATCGAACCCGAGCGGAAGCCGAGGAGCTGAGTCGAAAAGGCGGAATTGCATCCGGGAGGGCAAGACGTCAAAAAAGGGATCTGAGAGAGTCCATGCGGAAGATCTTGGAGCTCGGAATATCTCCCAGACAGAAAGAACAGCTTGAAGAGTTAGGAATCAATTCTGAAGGTTGGTCCCTTGGGGATGTCATGAACATAATGGCGGTTCAGACTGCTATGAAGGGGAATGTATCAGCAATGGCCTACTGCAGAGATACTGCCGGATATAATCCGGAGTTGCAATTACGAGAAGCACAGTTCGAATATGACAAGAAGCAGAAGTCCGGAGAGGGCGTTGAGATTGAGGACCTCTCAGACATCATAGAAAAGATATGGGGTTACGATCAGTGGCTGGCTATGCTGAATGACGGAATCCCTGTTTTGCTTACAAAGCAAGTACCATATGTATTCGCAGATGTTCATCTGGAATACATCCGGAAGTGCCAGGATAACATGTACAACATTCTGGAAGGGGCTGTTCGATCAGGAAAGACCGTCGATCATGTTTTGGCATTTGCGAAAGAATTATGTGACACGCCGGATAAATTCCATCTGGCGACCGGTTCGACCATGGCAAATGCGAAGCTGAATATTGGTGATGCAAACGGATTCGGACTGGAGCACATCTTCCGGGGGCAGTGCAGATGGACATCTTACAAGGATAATGATGCATTGGCTATCCGTGGTCCATATACAAATTTTAAAGAGAAGATCGTGATCTTTGCCGGTGGTGGCTCATCTGCCAGTTATCAGAAGATCCGAGGAAACTCGTATGGTATGTGGATCGCAACGGAGATTAACCTACACCATGACAACACCATCAAAGAGGCTTTTAACCGTACTATCGCTTCACACAGGCGTAAAATATTCTGGGACTTGAACCCAGAACACCCGAAAGCGGCAATCTATGTAAATTACATTGATAAGTACGCAGAGAAAGCCGAAAAAGGAATACTCAAGGGCGGTTATAATTACGCCCACATGACATTGTTTGACAATATCAACATAACGGAAGAGAGACGGGAAGAGATCATAAGCCAGTACGATCCGGATAGTATCTGGTATATCCGGGATATTCTGGGTAAGCGATCCATTGCAGATGGTCTGATCTACACCAAGCTGGCTACGTCGATAGCTGCCAAGGACGGCAGATTCAGGATCCCGAAAGAGATCGCACAGGCAATGGCTCAGAAGGGCGAAATAATGAGAATCAATATAGGCGTTGACTTTGGAGGAAATGGATCCGGTCACGCCTTTGTTGCGTCTGGAATAACACAGGGGTTCGATAAACTGGTCGTTTTAAAGAGCCGGAGATACGTCGAGGGAGGTTTTGATCCTGATTCAGGGGAGAAGATACTGGACGTAGATCCTAAAAAGCTGGATAAGCTGTTTATACGCTTCGTGGAAATGATTATTGCAGAGTTCGGATATGTCACGAAAGTATATGCCGATTCTGCTGAACAGGTTTTGATTCGAGGATTCAAGACAGCCCTGGCAAAGAACGGCATGGGCAACATAAAGATCGTGAACGCCGCAAAAGGCAAGATCACAGACAGAATTTTTGCTACTACGTCATTGGCAGCACAAGGCAGACTGGCGATGACTGATGATTGCGAATCTCTGGAAGAGGCTTTTAGTATGGCTGTTTGGGATCCGAAGAGTCTTAAGCTTGATCGTTTGGATGATGGCACGAGTGACATTGATACACTGGATGCATTTGAGTATTCGTGGGAGCGTGACATTGGAAAATATATCAGAAAATAGGTGGTGATGATTTGATTGCAGACATTATAAGGAGGGTGGTAGGAAAAATGTTTCCTAAACAGAATTTAGAGCGGAAGCTGGACGTGCAGATAGCAACATCCGGAGTAATGGATAATGCTATTTCTCTCTGGCTTCAAATGTATGAGAATAAGCCTCCATGGATGGGAGGAAAAGAAGCTGTCAGGACGATGAATCTTCCGGCAGCAATCGCAGAGGAGTTTTCCCGACTGATCCTGACGGAATTTGAGTTCAAGTTGGAGGGAAGTGCCAGGGCGGACTTTATCAACAAGCAGTTCCAGAATTACCTCAGCAATTTTGACAATATTGTGGAAATGTGGGGAGCACTTGGAGGGATTGTCATTAAGCCGTATGTTTCCGGACAAGATCCGGTGACCGGAAAACCGGACAAGATCCAGTTGGATTTTATCCAGGCTAACCGATTTTACCCGACGGCTTTCAACAGCAATAAAGAGATCACAGGAGCTGTCTTTATTGATTCTAAACGTGTGGGAGATTATCTCTTTACACGCCTGGAGCATCACAACCTGGAGGGGGATCACTACACAGTAGTAAATAAAGCATACAGATCTGAGAGGTTAAACACGATGACAACCGAGGACGATCAGATCAGCGTGGAGCACCCATTCATGCAGGAAGTTCCACTGGAGACAATCGAGGAATGGGCTGGACTGGAGCCAGTAACGGAAATGGACGGGATCGAAAGACCGTTCTTTTTGTATGTAAAGGTTCCGAGAGCGAACAACATTGATCCTCATTCACCTTTGGGAGTGTCCACGTTTTCCAGAGCTGTTGAAGTGATCCAGGAAGCAGATCTTCAATACTCCAGAATCTTGTGGGAATATGAGGCGAAAGAGGCTGCTATTGATGCATCGGATGATATCTTTGATATCGACCAGAACGGGCAGCCAATTCTTCCGAGTGGTCGGGAAAGGTTATTCCGTACCTACGATATGGAGGGAAAGAACAATAATGCCATGATACAGCCGTACAGTCCGGATATCCGGGACAGTGCCATGTTTAAGGGATTGGATGAATTACTCCGTAGAGTAGAGTTCTTGTGTGGTCTTGCTTACGGAACCCTATCCAACCCGAATCAGGTTGACCGGACAGCAACAGAGATCAAAGCATCAAAGCAGAGATCCTATACCACGGTCAGCAATATGCAGAAAGCGTGGGACAGTGGCTTGGATGGACTGATTGAGATCATGGATATGTTGTGTGATCTGTATGATATCGTGCCGGACGGTGAGATCCAGAAGCTGTGCTCCTGGGGGGATGGCGTTCTGGAAGATACAGAGGTTGAGTATCAGAGACGATGGGCTATGGTACTTGCTGGCAAGTTGAAGATAGAGAAATTCTACGCCTGGTACTTTGGTTGTACAGAGGAAGAGGCGAAAGGATATATCCCGGAGGAGAACACATATCCACCGGAGGAGTAGGAGGACAATATGGTAATGGTAGGTAAACCGGAATATGATCCGGTTTTTTTTATGTCCATTCATCAATGCAGAGACTGTGGATCTGATCCACCGGAATGCACGGATGAAATAAAAAGGTCATGCCCCTTTTACTATATCCGGAATGATCCGGAAGAACAGGAAGTCAGCCGATGCTGACACCGGAATATCTGAACTCATGCACTGACTATCTGCTAGGCATGTATGACGCACTGAATCAATCCATAGCCGAGGATATCGCCCGTAGGATTGTAAAGACCGGACAAATGACCGATAGTGCGAAATGGCAGATAAAACAGCTCAGGGAGAACGGAGAACTGATGGAGGACATCGTGAAGGACGTTGCCAGGATATCAGGAAAGTCGCAATCTGAGATTAAAAGACTTTTTCAGGATTCGGCAAGAACCGGTGTGCGATATGATGCACAACCACTTCTGAAAGCTGGTTATGATATCGACCTGAAATTATCTCCGGCAATGAACCAGGTATTGGAGGCTGCCATTGCGAAAACCAATGGAGATATCCGAAACCTGACCATGACAACCGGAGCGACCACAGGAGGCTTATATATGGAGGCAACCAATCTGGCATACATGAAAGTGACTTCCGGCGGATTTTCGTACTATGAAGCAATCAGGGCGGCCATCAAACAGGCTGCGGAAGATGGAGGATATGTTTTGTATGGAAAAGGAGCCAGGACACAGCTTGACGTTGCGATCCGGAGATCTGTATTAACCGGGCTGAATCAGACGGCAGCGAATCTGACAGAATTATATGCTGAGGACATGGATGTGGAATATTACGAGACTACGGCTCATGCCGGGGCAAGACCTTCTCATGCTGAATGGCAAGGGAGGGTTTTTAAAATTCAAGGATCATCTCCAGATTATCCGAATTTCGTAGACTCGACCGGGTACGGATCAGGATCCGGACTATGTGGGTGGAACTGCCGACACAGTTTTTATCCATTCTGGCCTGGAATATCCAGTCCGGCATACTCAAAAGAGAAGTTGGCAGAATATGACCGGGCGAAATACTCATACAACGGCGATATGCTGACGGATTATGAGTGCTCCCAGATCCAGCGAAGTTATGAGAGAGATATCCGGAAGATGAAACGTGTGCTATCCAGTTATGATGCTGCTATCAGGGAATCCAGAAGCGAAGCATTGCAACAGTGCATCCAGGAAGATTTTACATCGGAGAGCGTGAAGCTGAAAAAGAAGGAAAGGGAATTGAAATCCTTCTGCAAGGAAACCGACCGGAGCTATGACAGTGCCAGAACCCAAGTGGTGGCGTACAAAGATAGTGAAGGAAGGATTGTCAATTTTGGAAGATCCACAGCTCAAAAGGCTGTATGGGCGAATAAAAAATCAAATTAGGAGGTCAACTATGATTATCACAGGAATGGCTCACTTCGAGAGTGTAGCACAGAAGAAACTCGTTGAATGGTACCACAAGAACAGACCGGAGGTTCAGATCGACCTTGGAAACGTATTCGTGGTATGGTCATGCAAAACACTCCAGAATTACAAGTGCCTTGCATCTACGACTATCAGCGGAGATGGCATCTATGCTGAGTACACCTATAACGGGGACAAGCAGGAACTCTACGAAGATGTATACGGTAAAATAACTAATACATGCCATACAGAAGAATAGGAGGTACAAGACCATGAAGAAACTATTTATTTCTCAGCCGATGAAAGGAAAGTCTGATGCAGACATCCTGGCAGAACGCCAGAAAGCTATCAAGAGTGCAGAAGAGAAGATCGGAGAGCCAGTAGAGGTTATTGATTCTTTCTTCCAGGAAGCTCCGGTAGATGCAAAGCCACTCTGGTTCCTTGGAAAATCCCTGGAACTTCTGGCTGGTGCTGACATTGCCTACTTTGCGAAAGGCTGGCAGGATGCCAGAGGATGCAAGATCGAAAATACATGTGCTATTGAGTACGGTATTCCGGTCATTGAAGATTACACAGCAGAGTAGAAAGGCGGTGATCCTGATATCTCCCACCTATGGGTGAAATAGGCGGAGGATAAGGCGATCAACGTAACAGGATGAACAAATATCCACATAACCGAATAAAACGCATACACGAGGCGATACGAAGCTCTCATGTATAGATTTGGAAAAGGATTGTCAATAAAAGGCGGTCCTTTTCTTTTGCCCTGTGATATGGCATATAAACTGTCTCCTTCTCTTGCGTGCGGAGATATAAATGCACGATAGCAGTGCCGGAGTGAACCGGAATCTAAACGAAATCAGCGAAAAGAAGAAAGGAAGGTAAGTAGAAATGGCTTACGAATTTTTGAAGAAACTTTTTGGAACCCCGAAGGATGGCGAAGCGCCTAAGGCAATGACCTATGAAGAACTGGAGGCTGCGATTGATGCAGACAAGAAAATCCAGGTCGTAGATATCAAATCCGGAGGCTACGTATCGAAGGAAAAACTGGATGCCAAGATCACGGAACTTGATGGAGTCAAGCAGCAGTTGGCAGATGCCAATACAGAAATCAAGTCCTATAAGGATATGGACATTGATGGTATTAAGCAGTCTGCGAAAGACTGGGAGACCAAGTACAACGAGGACACCAAGAAGCTGAATGACCAGTTGGCAGCTCAGAGTAGATCCCACGCCGAGGACATGTTCCTCTCTGGATATAAGTTCACATCAAAAGCCGCAAGAAAAGGCGTGCTGGATGAACTGAGATCCAAACAGTTCCAGTTGGACGATAACGGAACATTCCTAGGGGCAAAAGAGTTCATGACCTCCCTTATGGAGGATGAGGACTACGCAGGAGCATTTGTAACAGAGAAACAGAAACCGGAAGGCGGAGACGGTGCCAATGGTGGAGAAGGAGGAAATGGGGCTGATGGAGCTAACCAGAAACCACAGCCACCAAGATTTTCTCAGGGATCCAACCAGAACAACCAGGGCACACAGAATCCGTTTCTTTCAGCAGGCTTCGGATTTACGAGAATCCGGCAGCCAGAAAACAGCAAATAGGAGGTAATAATTTATGGCAACATTAAACTACGCAACTCAGTATCAGCAGGCACTGGAACAGGAGTTCCCTTATGTACTTTACTTCGGAGCTCTTTTTTCAACTCCGAACAACGGCAGATATCGTTGGGTAAATTCCCGTGTGATTGAGATTCCAACGATCTCTACAACTGGACGTGTGGACGGAGACAGAGAAACAATCGGAACCAAGAAACGTAATTTCAACAACTCTTGGACACCGCTCACTCTTGAGAACCACCGTAGCTGGCAGACACTGGTTCATCCGAGAGATATTGACGAAACCAATCAGGTAGCATCCATTGCGAACATTACTCGGGTATTCAACGATGAACAGAAATTCCCAGAAATGAACGCTTACTGCATTTCAAAGATCTATTCCGAATGGACTGGAAAGAGCAAGACAGCAGATAAGACAGTTCTTACTACGGAGAACGTTCTGGAGGTATTCGATAAGATGATGACCGACATGGACAATAACCGTGTACCGAGAGCCGGACGTATTCTGTACGTAACACCGGAAGTTCGTACCCTTATCAATAACGCAAAACAGATCTACCGTACCTTGGATGTTAGCACACAGTCTCAGACGATCCGCCGGGCTGTAACATCCATTGATGAAGTAGAGATTCCGGAAAGCGTACCGTCAGATATGATGAAGACAGTGTACGACTTCACTACCGGTTGGGAAGTGGACACTACTGCAAAACAGATCAACATGTGCTTGATCCATCCGACAGCAGTAATCACTCCGATTTCCTACGAGTTCGCTAAGCTGGATCCGCCGTCTGCTGGATCTGAAGGTAAGTGGGACTACTTCGAGGAATCCTTCGAGGATGTGTTCGTACTTCCGAACAAAGTAAATGCGATTGCATTTAACGTGGAAGCCTAAGAAGATTGACAGGCCCTGTGCAGAAATGCACTGGGCTTTGTTACAGAAAGGAGATTGACTATGCTTAAGGCAAGAAAAGGAAACAGGGTAGTAAAAATCCCAGACGAAAAGCAGAAGACTTATATCGCTCTGGGGTATTCCATTACAGACATGGACGGGAATATGATCCATGAACACGTAGAACCTTCTGAAAAGCTGGAACAGGCAGAGGAAGAGATCCAGGATCTGAAAGCTAAAAATGCGGCTTATGAAAAAGAGATTAAGGATCTGAAAGCCCAGATTGCTGCTACTGACAGTTCTGCTCAGGCAGATACACCGGCTCCAGAATTAAAGAAAACCAAAAAGGCAGTCTCTAAGGCTACAAAGTAAGCCATAGAGGCTTTTTGATGGTTTGACTATAAAATCTACGGGAGGTGTATTAAAAATGTCTGACGAGGCTATACGGGCGCCATATGCTGACTACACTTACTATCAAAATGAGTATAGAGGCACAAAGGTGGACGAAAAGACATTCGGGGAAAATCTTAAGTGGGCGACCGCACTGGTTGACATGGTAACCTTCGGACGGGTGAAACGTCTGGAGGAGATCCCGGATTGTGTGAAAGACGCTGCGTGCTGTGCGGTAGAGAAGTATACAGATTATCAGAAACTCCGGGCTCAGGAATTGAAGTCTGAGAGTAACGATGGCTATTCAGTGACATATTCCGATGCCGGGAAAGAATCAGATATGCGTCAGGATGTAATCTCTGATATAAAGACCTACCTATCCGGAACCGGTCTGACATACAGAGGGAGGTCGAAAAAATATGATGACTAACCAGGACATCACTATTTTTAATCTGCGGTTGAACAAGGAAAGCCGGAGGGAATATTTTATTGCCACCAATATTTCGGCGGTATCGTTCGTAGATACGAGATCTTCCGGTGGGACAGCCTCAGAACGTTCGGAGAATTTACATTTCCGGATCAGGATTCCGGTAAATGCAGAAGTGCAGGATTCCCGAACGTACATCTCAGAGGACAAATACAAGCTCCTGGACGATGACGAGGCTAAGAAACATTGGACACTACAGAAAGGCTGCTACATCATCACCGGAAATCTTCCGGAGGGTGACAGTGGCAGTGAAATTACATCTGAGCAGATCCGGGACTACCTGGATCTGTTTCAGTATGATCGTGATATCGTCCATGTTACCGAGTATTCAGATAATACCCGGAGGGGATCTGATGCCGTGAAACATTGGAGAATAGGAGGCGCATAATGGCTTTTAAACCGATAACAGCACCACGAGGAACTATCATCCAAGGAAAGAATGGCAAAGCAGAATTAAAGTGGGATCCGTCATTTGTCCCGAATAGAAACCAGAAATTCGACCGGATGCAAAAATTTGTTGATTCTGAAGTACTGCGGAGATGCAGTCCCAGAGTACCATTCCAAACTGGAGCGTTAGAGAAATCCGGAAAACTGGGAACCACAGTAGGAAGCGGAGTTGTGGAGTATATTGCTCCATACGCAAGGATGCAATACTACGGTACTGCTGAAACGAGATCCTACGATCCGAACAGAGGTGGAAAGTGGTTTGAGCGAATGAAAGTGGCGGAGAAATCCGAGATCCTGGAGGGTGCGAAGAAAATAGGAGGATAACATGGCAGATTCAATTCTGGAGGGCATTGTTGAGCACATCAAGAAATGCCCTCTTTTGAAAGATGGAGTGTTCCGTGTGGACGCCATGGGAGATCAGGCTGTGGAGTATGCAGTTGAAACTGGAATCTTTGATCCCGTTGTGCAGCGGTATGTCAACGGGGATGAACTGAGACAGTATCAGTTCAATTTCGGGAGTAGAGAGTATTATTCCATGGATCGGCTCCAGAATATCCAGAACAGTGCGTTTTATGAAAAATTCGCTGACTGGATCGAAGATCAGAACCGCAAGGCAATCTTTCCGGATCTACCGGAGAATTGTTATGCGGAGAAGATAGAAGTGCTTTCCAACGGGTACATGTTTGATGGATCCATGAGGAACGCACGGTACCAGATACAATTAAGATTGTTATACCAGAAGGAGGTAGCATAAGAATGGCAAAAAGAACAGCAGTATTGCGACACATGATTGCTGATTACCTGAACGTAGGTACTTCCGATAAACCGGAGTACGTACTTATGGGAACCGGCTTTACAACTCTGGACGAAAGCCCGGGTGCACAGACAGACTCTGTGAAATACGTAAATGAGAAGAGCTCTTCGTCTTCCATTACTGGATATGAAACCAGTTTCGCATATGAGGCGGAGCACATCCAGGAGGAAAAGGCTGTGGATGCTCTGTATATGGTTGGAAGAAACCATTATACCGGATCTGATGCCGAGTTTGACTATATCAGAGTTGAACTCTGGAACAAGGGAGCTGGAGAAAACGAGTTTGAGGCACGGAAATTCCTTGTGGCTTGTGAAGTGTCTGATTATTCCGGGGAAAATAAACAGGTCTTGAAAGGGAACCTGAACGCAGTTGGGGATCCGGTCCTTGGCACATTTAATACCGAAACACGAACATTTACAGAGGCTGCTGCGTAGGCGGCCTCTCATTTTATAATTTCAGGAGGTAAGAAGAATGAGTAAAGTAACCATTAACGGAGTAGAACTTGAACTGAATCTGTTAGATGCAGATGTTGTAGAAAAATTTGAGGAACTGAACCAGGAAATCATAAAAAAGATTCAGGATCCTAAGGCGTATGAAGGCTTGTCAAATGCTGATGGAATGAGATATCAGTGTACGTGTGTGAATGAATACTTCGATGGGCTGTTTGGTCTTGGAACGGCAAGCAAGGTATTTCCTCCGAACAACGATCTGGGAGTTCGAATGGAAGGATTTGCACAGGTTTCCGTATTGTCCGGGGAGGCAAAATCCTTTATGGATAATCTTACTGACAAATACGGGGTTGGCAGAGTTCAGAACAGACAGCAGAGAAGATTTGACGAGAAGAAAGCCGGCAAGAACAAACGAAAGAACAGAAATAATTTTACTGCCGTGAATAATGGCTAATATCATTCTTGACGTACTTCCTGAGACGGTAGAAATAGATGGTGTGGAGTATCAGATCAATTCTGATTTCCGCATTTCTATTTTGTTCGAGTTACTCATGCAGGACGATGAGGTGGGAAAGCGTCAGAAACTTATGAGTGGGTTGAGGTTATATTACCCAGTGGTTCCGCAGAACCTGACAGAGGCGGTCGATAAAATGATCTGGTTTTACAGATGCGGCAGAGAGGCAGAAGAGGATCGCCCTGGAAAATCAGGAGGAGGCAGAGCAAAACAGGTATATTCTTTTCAGTATGATGATGATTATATCTACGCAGCTTTCCTGGAACAATACGGCATTGATTTACAAGATGTGGAAGATCTTCATTGGTGGAAGTTCAGGGCACTATTCAAAGGTCTGAGAGAAGATACGGAAATCGTGAAGATTATGGGGTACAGAAGTATAGAAATAACCTCCAAGATGCCAAAAGAACAGAGAGAGTTCTATAAAAAGATGCAAGCTATACATGCTCTTCCGATCCCGGATGCTGAAAAGGAGGCAAACGATCTCCTGACAGAAGCTCTATTGCACGGTGGAGATCTTACGGGATTGGTATAAGGGGGTGGCTGCATAGTTTGAAAATAGACAGAAAGAAATTTACCCAGGTAGTTTGTCCTGCATGTGGGTATCGGATGCCTCTTTTCTTTACGGAGGAGGCGGAATGCGAGGGAGTGCAAGTAGCCTGCAAAGGGCGAAAGTGCTCCCATATTTTTGAAGTAAAAATAAAAAACGGACAACAAATTATTAAGTAGAGCCATCATGAGCCGATAATTCATTGTTTGCCCCTTGTAAAGTGAGGTGAAAACATTGGGCTATGATGGCACACTAAAATTTGACACATCTGTAGACTCCTCCGGATTCCAGTCTGGAATCAAGAAGATCGGCTCTCTTGCCTCGTCAGCATTAAAAACCACGACATCAATTATCGGTGGAGCGGCTACGGCTGTGGTTGGAATTGGAACGGCTGCAATTAAAGCAGGAGCGAGTTTTGAATCTGCCATGTCCAAGGTGGAAGCTATCTCAGGTGCTACCGGATCCGACTTGGAAGCCTTGACTAACAAGGCAAAGGAGATGGGAGCCAAGACAAAATTCTCAGCCACCGAATCTGCGGAGGCTTTTTCCTACATGGCGATGGCCGGATGGAAGACCGCCGACATGTTGGATGGTATCGAGGGTATTATGAACCTCGCAGCAGCATCCGGAGAGGATCTGGCCACAACCTCAGACATTGTAACGGATGCATTAACGGCGTTCGGCTTGAAAGCGAGTGACGCCACACACTTCGCCGATGTACTTGCAAGAGCATCATCTAATTCCAATACGAATGTAGGCTTGATGGGTGAGACATTTAAGTATGTAGCACCCTTGGCCGGAGCACTCGGATTTTCTGCGGAAGACTGTGCGACAGCAATCGGTCTGATGGCGAACCAAGGAATTAAGGCTAGTCAGGCAGGTACGTCTCTGCGAAGTATCTTTTCGAGGATGGCGAAGCCGACCAAGGAAGTTCAAGGAGCAATGGACGCACTTGGAATATCTTTGACAAATACCGATGGATCCATGAAGTCTCTGAATGAGATTATGCTGGATCTGAGAAAAGGCTTCTCTGGATTGACAGAAGATCAAAAGGCTCAAATGGCTGCCGCTTTAGGTGGCCAAGAGGCTATGACAGGCTTGCTAGCGATCGTCAATGCATCCGATGAAGATTTTGATAAGTTGTCAAATTCCATCGAGAACTGCGATGGCGCAGCAGCCGAGATGGCAGAGACCATGCAAGACAACCTGAATGGTCAGATTACGATCTTAAAATCAGGTCTGGAAGGTCTTGCAATCTCCTTGTATGAGGAAATGGAGACACCATTAAAAAATGTCGTCAAAGAAGCGCAGACGATGGTACAAGGGCTTCAACTGGCATTTAATGATGGCGGTATGGATTCCCTTGTAACAAAAACAGGGGAGGTTATGTCACAGATCGTAACCGAGGTGGCACAGGCAGCACCGGAATTGATTGGTACTGCGGAGAATCTGGTGGGGGCTTTTATCCAGGGCATCGTAGATCATAAGACAGAATTTGCATCTGCCGGAGCAACGATGGTTGCAGAGTTGGCACGTGCGGTTATGAACGTTTCCGGTGACATGTGGTCGGCCGGAATTTATCTGTTTACAGAGTTCCTCCAGGGATTGGTAGACCATTCCGAGGAAATGGGACAATCTTTCGGCGAGATGATCGGAAAGATTGGCGAGGCAGTTCAGACGAATTTGCCATTGATTATCCAGGCAGCGAAAGATTTTGTCGCTGGGTTCTGTCAGGGACTGAGTGAAGAGTTTCCTGGCGTGTCTGCATTGTTGAATGGATTCTTCCAAGGATTCTTAGATACGGCAGGCACAATTGTTCAGGGGATCGTTGATCTACTCAGTGATATTTTCTCTGTAATTGACAGTCAGGATCCGGCTGTTATGGAAGCGATTGGAAGAGCGATCGGAGCGATTGCAGCAGCAATTGTGACTATGAATGTCGCAAAAAAAGTAACCAAACCCATATCCAGTCTTTTTTCTGTTCTGGGAACATTTAATGGCGGAGTTTCCAACATCGTTAGTACGGTCGGAAAGGTAGTTGAAGGATTCGGTCTCTGGCGTATCAAAGCCGGCACGTTATCGGAAGTTCTGGAAGCAGAATTTCCTACGTTTGCTAGTAAAATATCACCGATTACCGGTGTAGTCGGAAAGATCGTTGAGGGATTTTCTCTCTGGCAGGGTGGAGCCGGAACCCTGATGGAAGTTCTGACCTTAGAATTTCCTAAGGTAGCAAGTATTCTGACCTCTATTGGAGGAGTGGTTCAGAAAGTAATCGGATTTTTCGCTGAGTTCGGAACAACCATTGCCGGAGTTGGCTCCATTATAGGCGGAGCGATTCTGGCAGTTACAAATTTCGTAAGCATGTTCCAGAATGGATTCAGCGTCGTAAAAGATATCCTGATGGGCGTTGGTATTGCCCTTGCTGCTGTCGGAGCGGTAATCTTAGGAGCACCGGCAGTCGTAGCTGCTGTGGTTGCCGGAATTGTTTTCGCAGTAGCGAATCTGGTGATTCTGATTAAGGAACACTTCAACCAGATTGTCAGCTTTATTCAGCAGATTCCGGAAAAGGTAGGTAGCTTTGTAGATGCTGTTGTGGCATGGTTCCAGGAATTACCCGGAAGGATTCTGGAGTTCCTGACTCAGGTTATAACTGGAATCCAGGAATGGGGTATAAATCTCTTTGAGACAGCATCAGAGACAGTAGGGCTTGTCGTTGATACGATTGTTCAATTCTTTGCAAATCTGCCCTACAATATCGGATTCGCCCTTGGCTTCGTAATTGGTAAGTTACTCGAATTTGGAACCAATGCTATAAACTGGGTACAAACGAACGTACCACTCATTATTGATGCAATCGTTACGTTTTTCAGCGAACTTCCGGGAAAGATCTGGACGTGGCTGACTGACACTTACAATAAATTTATCGACTGGGGAGCTCAGATGCTCCAGAAAGCACAGGAGGCAGCCGAGAATGTAATTAATACGATTGTCACATTCTTCTCACAATTACCTGGAAAAGTGCAACAATGGCTCCAGAACACGCTCCAGAACCTCGTTACCTGGGGATCGAACATGCTGAACAATGCCAGAACGGCTGCAAGTAATACGATCAATGCGATCGTAAACTTCTTCTCTCAGCTTCCGGGAAGGATCTGGACATGGCTGTGTAATGCAGCAGCAAGAGTCGTTGCCTGGGGATCAGACCTGATGGCGAAAGGACGGGCGGCAGCCGGTCAACTGGTATCTGCGGTGTTGGATGGAGTTCGGAACTTACCTTCTCAGATGGCACAGGTTGGCCATAACATCGTAGCTGGTGTATGGAGAGGTATCAGCAATGCTGCTGGTTGGTTTAAGAGCCAGGTTAAGAGCTTCTTTAGCGGTATCGTAAACGGTGCGAAAAGTGCCCTTGGTATTAAATCCCCATCAAGAGTATTTGCGAAGGAAGTCGGTAAATGGATCCCACCAGGAGTAGGAAGAGGTATGGAAGATGCCATGCCTGAACTGGAGAAGCAGACAGAAGAAGAGATGAAATCTCTTGCAGATCGGATGCAGGCTGCTGTGAATGTGGAAACCGGAAGAATTTCTGTGGATAAGAATGTCAGCACGACATATAAGGTTGAAAAAGATACACAGGGAGTATTCGAGGAAGGAACCACGACGGTAGAGATTACCGGAGAGACGCACGTACATGTAGATTTGAATGATCGGGAAATCGGAGATGCAACAACGCCGATTGTCGATGAAAACATGGCAAGAATTGATACACACAAAAAGAGAGGAGGCTGATCATGTCAGGAGTAGGAGTAACCTTTGATGAAACACATTCATTCCGGGACTGGGGTTTGAAACTTAAGAAGATTGTTGTCGGAATACCGAAGGCAAAGACGGAGCACGTGAGCGTACCGGGCATGAACGGCGATCTGGATCTTACAGAAGCCCAGAATGGTGGTGTGAAGTATGAAATGCGATCTCTGAAATTTTCCTTTGGCGTGAGAAATTGTACGTATGATGATTGGAGCGGTCTGGTTAGCCAGATCGCTTCTGAATTACAGGGGAAAAAGAAGCAGATTGTTTTAGATACCGACAGGGAATATTACTATGTCGGCCGATGTGAGATTGACCCGGAAAAGACAAATGATGTTACCGGAGATATAACGATCAGTTGCACATGTGAGCCGTACAAATACGATATAAATTCTTCCGGAAAGCCTTGGATCTGGGATATTTTTAATTTTGAGAGTGGTGTTATCCGGAATACATCTAATTTGAAGATCAACGCTGCTTCAACATGGCAAGCGGTATATATGGATGGTTGGTTTTACAACGAAACTCTCAAGATCATATCGGATGCAGATATGCAGGTGAAATATAATGGCAAGATATTTGACATCTATGCCGGAGAAAATGCAATGTATGACCTGTTCCTGACGCAAGGGAAAAATACCCTGTATTTTCAGGGAGTGGGAACAATAACATTGATCCATAGGGGAGGGATGTTGTAAATGTATACGATCAAAGCGTATGTGGACGGTAAGGAGTATACGCTCCATGATGCCAGAGTAAAGGCTCTGACGGTTGGAGGAAATCCGTATTTCGAAATCGGAGATAATATCAACGGTTCTGCATCGTTCACGGTATATCCGACACATCCTTACTATGGGCTGGTCAAGAAGCTGACCACTGACATTGTAATTTACCGGGATGATGTACCGGAGTTTTACGGGCGAGTTCTCTATGATGATGAAGATTTTTCCGGGACAAAGAAAGTCTTTGTCGAAGGAGAGCTTGCCTTTTTGTGTGACAGCATCCAAAGACCGAAGGTCTACCATAATACCTCAGTCAAGGCGTATGTTCAGGATCTGATTGATCGGCATAATGCTCAGGTGGAAGAGAGAAAACAGTTCGTTGTCGGACGGGTAACGGTCAAGGATTCAAATGATTCTTTGTACCGGTATTCCAACTGGGAAGATACCAGAACGGTGTTCAAAGAAAAGCTCACTGAAAGACTGGGAGGACACCTGGTGATCCGGCATGAAAATGAATTGCGGATTCTGGACTACTTGGCAGACGAAGATTATTACACGAAGAATGAGCAGGAGATCCGGTTCGGAAGAAATCTACTGGATTTTTCCCGGAACGTTGACGCATCCGATCTTGTGACCTGTGTGATCCCTTTGGGGGCAAAGCTGGATAAGGAAGATCAAGATCCGGCATTGGAAGCTATTTCTGAGCAGAGATTAACGATTGTCAGCGTGAACGGTGGAGTTGATTATGTCACGGATGATAATGCTGTCAAGGAATACGGGAAGATCTACAAAACCGTAACGTGGGATGATGTGACCGTCCCGGAGAATCTGAAAGCCAATGGCGAGGAATACTTGAAGTCAACGCAGTTCGAAAAGATGGTGTTGGAGCTTAAGGCGATAGACTTAAATCTAACAGACGAATCGTTCCAGAAGTTCGATGTAGGTAATAAGATCCGTTGTATTTCTACGCCGAACGGATTAGATCGGGAATTTCCGCTGACAAAACAGAAGATCTATATCAGCAGTTTCAAAAATAACACGGTCACGCTTGGGGATGAAACGAGCCTTAAGTCCTATACCTCGTCAAATCGTCAGAGTGCGGCTCAAATGGAAGAGACGATAAAAGCCTTACCGAGCAAGTCAGAAATCCTGCAAGAGGCTATACGAGACGCACAAGACCTCATAAATAAACAGGTTGCCAGTGGGTATGCAATCCATGTCCCGAATGAATTTATCGTTGCGGACGATAAAGACTATCAGGAAAAGGCAAAGAATCTGTGGAGATGGGGACTTGGAGGTCTGGCACATTATAGTCAGGGATATGATGGTCCGATTGATGGTGTGGCATTGACGATGGATGGAAACATCAACGGGAAAATGTTGCTGGCAAATTCAGTTCAGTCAGAGTCCTTGGATGTAGGTTATCGGGAATCTGTGGAGAGCAAGATCAGCAACGCTCAGGAGGAAGCTGAAAAGGCTGCAAAGGAAGAAATTGAGACATCTATAAACAATCTGGAAAATAAGATCAACATGTCCGTAAGATCTGTGAAGCAGGTTGTCTCCAGAAAAAACTATGTAACCTCCGGAGAGCAAGAGACACTATCGAGAGATGGCTTTGCAATCACTGGAACGGTAGCTACTGTGACCGAAGAAGAATATCTGAACCTGAATTGCCTGAGGCTTGAATTTACAGCCACAGGCATTATGAACGTTGAACAATCTCTGGGAGAATTAGAAGCCGGAACGTATACCGTGAGTATTGAGACTGCCTACCCAACCGGAAAAAGACCGACGTATCTCAGCTATGGATTTTCCGGGAATCGGAGCACGGCATATTATAGCGGATATACGGCGGAAGAATTTCATGCCTTTAGCAAGACTGTAAAGATCACAAAGGCATCAAAGACGGTATCGTTTGGAGTCTATGGCGCAGCAGGACAGGTTTGCTATCTTACGAACCTCCGGTGCTTAAGAGATTTGCAAGAAGTTCTGGATGATATGGATGCAAAAATGACCGTAGAAGTTGGTAAAGTATCAGCGAGCGTGAGCGAGGTCTATGAGAACGTTCAGCATGATTACTGTACAAATCCTGATTTTTCGGCCAGTGATGATAAATTCAATGGCTGGACAAGAAACAGCACGACAGCAGTTACCCAGACTAGATACAGCGGAAAGAGTTGTGCGCAGATTACCGGCACATCCTCTTTTTACTGGAGGCAGAATCCATTTTCTCAGGCAGGAAAGATTAAGGTGCGCTTCAAAGCGGCATGTGCTTCCGGTAATGAAAATACTGCAAGGTTGAGAATCCAGATAGACGGAAAGAACAAATATACATCGGCCGGAGATCTTACGACGGAATGGCAGACCTTTGAATTTGAAGACAATGCTACACCGTCGTATTTCAATGTATATTTCTACAATTACGTGGCTAATACAACGGTGTATATTACCGATGTGGAGATTCTGGGATATTACAATGGCTATTCAGAATCACAGTTCTCAGTCATGAAAGATTCCATTGAATCGTCTGTAAAAAAGGGAGAGTTTGGCTCGTATGTCACTCAATACTACGATCGTGTGATTACGGCTTTTAACAATAGCAGTAAGTATGTTCAATTAACAGCTGGAGAAATTGCAATTTATGACAGTGCAGTATCTGCATCCAAGAAGAGATCAGCATTTGATGCAAGTGGAAATCATTTCTATCGTGATGGATATTACGTTGGAAAGGTGGGAACGAACGAATGGAAAGATAACAATGCACACAAGGGCCTTGTTTTTGATTTGGAACCAGGTGGAAAATATATGGCGTTTGCACAAAAGGCAAAAGATTCAGATGATGCATATACCATGATGCTTGCTTTTTCGCGAGCGAATAGTGTGTATGACAATTATGGAATGCATCTGGGATGTGATATTGACTTGCATGGATACACTCTAAAAAATCCGTCTTTTGAGGGTGGAGGTGTCACGGGGACACTGAATTTTGTCCAAGTCACATCCGTTAATAGTGATGGATCCTTTAGCTATGCGAGTGGTTGTAATTTACAGTTTAAAAATGGAATCTTAATCGGAGGATCATGGAATGGGTAAGAAAGAAAATGAGTCAATATATATCATTCCACCGGATAGGAATGTACCAATAAAAACGCCTGAGCCGGTAGAAGTTGTAAATGTGAAACCAACAAAGACATACACACAAGCAGAAGTGCGGGCAATAATCGCCCAACTTCAGAAAGGAGAAAATGATGGAAGAATCGAAGAAACCGAATAAACCGCTTAGTGTGCTCTATGCTGATGCTAAGCAGGAGATTACAAGATCCATAGATGAAACAGTGGCAGCTCACCGGCTGCCTCTTTTTATGGTGGAAGGGATCCTGAGTGGAGTCCTTGCAGAGATCCGGACAAATGCAATGAATGAATTGGCGGATGAAACGGCAAGGCATGAGAAGGAACTTGAGTATTACCATAAATGCGAGATGGAACATCTGGTTCAGGAATTTGAAAAAGGTTCAGAGGAGGTGGAGGACTGATGGCAGATATTACGAAAGAGATCAACAATTTTAAAAATGCTATTTACGGCGAGGAAGTACGGGGTAGCATGGTTTCCCTGGCGGAGAAGATCAACGAGGAAACCGAAGCAGCAACCGATACGGTAGCAAAATATGAAGCTGCGGAAAGTGGAAGGGTATCTGCGGAAGAGGTCAGATCGGAAGCAGAACATCAAAGAACAGAAAACGAAGAGAATCGTGTCAGAGAGTTTGCCGATTTGAAACAGGAATCCGAAACTGCGACCGAAGCAGCAAATAATATCGCCAATACCGTCCAGACAAAACTGGATAATGGAGAGCTCACAGGCCCTCAAGGAATCCAGGGAGTGCAGGGGCAACAAGGAGAGCCGTTTCAGGTTGCCAAAGTGTATGAAAGTATTACGGCGATGAATAATGGATATGCGACTGATGGAGTGAAGATTGGCCAGTTTGTGGTGATTAACACTGGAAATGTAGAAGACGAGGACAACGCCAAGTTATTCCTGAAAGGAGCAAAGTCATATGAGTTTATCACGGATATGTCTGGTGCACAGGGTATACGTGGTCCACAAGGTGTTCAGGGCGAACAGGGAATCCAGGGAGACAAAGGCGACCAAGGGGATCCCGGAGTGCAAGGTGAAAAAGGCGACAAAGGAGATAAAGGTGATCCGGGAGAAAAAGGAGAGAAAGGCGATCAGGGTGATCCTGGAAGCATTGAAAATATCGAACAATACCCAGTAGTCTATACAGAGACAGACGATGAGCCTACATCCGGTGGAGTATTGGGAGGAATAATTGGCTGGATTGTAAAAAAGATCAAGTCATTGACATCTTCTGTTACTGAATTAAATGGTAAAATCGGTGGAAGTATACTGCATGGCACCTTAGAAATGCCAGTTGGCGGAACTGCCAATCTAACTTTCGAAAAGGAATTCGCCACAAAGCCATGTATAGTATTTTGTCCGAGCGATAGCACTGCCAGTGTATTAGTTACATGCACATCCATATCATCCAAGGGCGTCACCGTTAAATCAAAAAATTTAGATAGCGGCTACCCTTATTCGACTATATATGTTTCTTGGATTGCATTGGGATAAGCATCGTCAAGTTAGAAGAATATATACAGTGTAAATTATAGTAAATTACTAGCTTCAGTATGATGAGCCACCTACACTTGACCAACCTGACCATTTGGAAGTGTCGGTATTATAGCAACAATTCCAAATTCTTCCTGGTATTGGATAAGCTTCTGTTAGTCGCACAATTAGCTTCCGGTGCGATCCGCCAGTGGCGCAAACCTCTAATACCTCGCGATAAGCGTAGAACGGTCCTGAGGTTACCGGAGAATTTGCCAATACACTAGCATCTGAGACCGCTACGTTCCCTGGCTTCATGATGCTCAGAGAGTGATCCCCAGTCGTACTTACATACCAAAGGTTTGTAATGAGGTTATCAACGGCTTTTTCCGGTGTATATTTCGACAAATTTTCAATTTTACCATTTAATTTAGTTATGAATCCTAAAATGCTACAATAAAGCAAAAAGGAGATTGGCATGGAACAGAAGATCATGGAAGTGTTGCGGAAAATGCAGGAACATCTAAAGGAAGATCAGCTGAAGCTATTGAGGGATTGTCTGGAAATGGTGTTGGGTGGCTGTCAGATCACAGAGACTACTGCGGTAAGTGCACCGGAGCGGAGCTGGGTGAATGATCTGGAAGATTTTCTGGTAAGTAAGGCGTTGGAGGGCAAGTCACCACAAACCATAACAAGGTATCGGTATGAGCTCCGGCGCCTATTATCATACATAGATAAGGGAGTGGCGGACATTACAGCGAAAGATATCAGCGGATATTTGAGAGCCTATAAACAGATCCGGAAGATCAGCAATGCAACGCTGCGGAATGTCCGGGCAGTGTTCAGCAGTTTCTTTGGTTGGCTTCGAGATCGGGAGCGGATCCGGAGAAACCCGATGTCACTTGTGGAAGATATCAAGGTCGAGAAGATTATCAAAAAGCCGTACAGCGACGAGGAACGGGAACGAATGCTAAGAGAGTGTAAGACGCTTCGGGATAAGGCCATGCTTGAGTTCTTATACAGTACGGCGGTCAGGGTATCAGAATTATCGTCTCTGAACAGGAATGATATCCGCTTTTCTTCCAAGGATTTAATCGTCTTTGGCAAGGGTAGCAAAGAAAGAAAAGTATACCTGAATGACCGGACGAACCTGTATATCCGGGAGTACCTAGAAAGTCGGAAGGATAACAATCCGGCATTATTCGTATCCATGAAAAGTCCACATGAAAGACTGAGCAAAGCTGGTATAGAATACATTATCCGGCAGATCGGAAAGAGAGCACAGGTTGAGAACGCTCATCCACACCGGTTCAGGCGGACGGCACTGACAAATGCTCTGAATCGTGGGATGCCGTTGCAGGAGGCAATGATTCTGGCAGGACATTCCAAACCGGAAACAACCATGCGGTATTGCACCGTGGATCAGGAGGCTGTCCAGTACCATCACCGGAAGTATCTGAGCGCATAAAAGCATAGCAAAATGGAGATCTTGACATCCGGCGTCGGTCGGGTGTTTTTGTGCTGTCTGAACATAAAAATAAGCCAATGTGACCGATGCTTTATTAAATGGTAAAACAAACTTTCTTACAAAATGCAAAATTGAAAACATTTCGTTCCGAATTGGTAGTGCGGATAATATTGATTCTCTACGCTTGAAAATGCCTACAATTTCATGGGCGAAAGCATATGCACTTATTGTAGGAAGAGACAATATAAAAGGTTCAATCTTCGAGGTAGTCTCTGCGCACATCGACGGCAATGCTAACGGAGCAATAAGAGTTACAAGCAGCAGCCAATCAACCATATCAAAAACATGGAGTGCTGATAACACTGGAAAATGTGTGTATTCTACCAATTTCTTACCATATGCGGAAGTTACAGTGATGTATGTAGGTTTCAAGAGCGTAGAAGTATATCATTCAGAAAGCTAATCAAAGATCTTTTGTCGTTGGAGTTGCACTACTACTGGTCTTATTGAAAATGCATGCAGTCGTTGACGTGAAATTTAATAGCATTCCCCAGATTCTTCCATTGTTACCACCGTTCGTCCAGACCACACCGCTCCACCAGAGCTTCTCATTGACGATGACGTTCACCAAGCATCCTGTAGCATAGTTTGATATAGCCATCTGCGGATAGATTGCATTAATCACATCGGTCACGTTGGTCGAGTCCGCCGTGACTATGATTTTTTCTGCATGGATTTTGTCAGTTTTACCATTTAATTAAGAATCTACAGCAAAGTGCATGATTATCATGTCTTTTGCTGTGGGTTTTGTTTTCCGAAAGAAAGGAGGAACATATGGAGATCAGAGCAAGACCGTAACAGGTCTTATTTTTATGCGTATTTTAATACTATGAAAGGGTTGAAAAAATGAAAGAGTTTTTGTTTCAGACCTATCTCATTGCCCTTCCGATCTTTTTAACTGCCATTATGGGGTACATAATTTGGCTCCTGAAGGAACAGAAAAAACAGAAGATCGCAGATGCCAAGGAAAGAGATGATCGCATCGCAAGGGAAGCAGAGGAGAGGTTGGCGAATAGCAAGGGTACAATGCTCCTGTTACGGGTCCAACTGATCGAGTATCACGATAAGTACATGATGTTGGGTGATATTCCATCATACGCTTATGAAAATTTTATGGAAATGTACGATGCATACCACGCTTTAGGTGGCAATGGGATGATAACGAAGATGATGCACGAGATTGAAGAGCTGCACCTGATGAAAAAGAAAGGAGAAAAGACATGTTAAAAAATTGTGTGTTCAAGGTATCGGTCGATACCAGAAAATGGATCCAGAAAGCTATGATCCGTGCGGTTAAGACTGTTGCGCAGGCAGCAATCGCAGGAATTGGAGCGGCGGCAGCACTTGGCCAGGTAGACTGGAAGTATGTAATGTCTGCTGCGGCATTGGCTGGGGTACTGTCTTTACTGACGAGTGTAGCCGGTATTCCGGAGTGTAGTTCGGATGAAGAATGAGAATTGCGGTAACGCAGAAATGATGGTAAGATAGATACGGAGCAATCGTGTTGCAGGGTGGCTGACCTCGATTCTATACATAGAATGGGGGTGGTGCTGATGAGACATTTTGATTTTAAAGACCTGATGGCCTTCGGAATGTTCATTTTATCACTGCTGACATTCATTTACTTGATTTGTCACTGATTTAAAGCATAGAAAAACCACCCCAAAACTTTGACGGAGTGAAAGGGTGGTAATTCTATCATTCAACAACGAGGTCAACCCACCTTGTGGGCGATTGCTCTATCTGCTTATATTATATGCCACGTACAAACAAATATCAACACTTTTTTAGAGAGTCAAATGTTGGCTCTCTTTTTGTATGCAAAGAAAGGAGCAGAAAATGACAGAGCAAACAGTACAGGAAATCGTAAAGAGTTTCGCTTACGGTTATACAGCGGAGAAAGTTGCAGAGCTCGAAGAAATGACTCTGGAAGAGGCGCAGAAATTTGAGCAGGAATACCAGGCGGAGATCGAACAGAAGAAAGAAGAGTTGAAGGAGGGCGGTTGGCTTGAGTAAATTAATCGTAGACGTGAGTTATCACAACGGAACAATCGACTGGGAAAAAGTAAAAGCATCGGGTGTACAGGGTGCTATCTTGCGGTGTGGCTATGGAGATAATATCGCATCACAGGATGATAAGCAGTATAAGCGCAATGCTGACGAGTGTACAAGGCTTGGAATCCCTTGGGGCGTATATATTTACAGCTACGCTAAAAATACCGCACAGGCTAAGAGCGAGGCAGCACATGCCCTCAGACTGGTTGCTCCGTATAAAGGCAAGATGTCCTATCCGATCTATTACGATCTGGAACAGCCCGGAACAGAGTCGGTGGCAGTCCAGAACGGAATTGTATTTGGCGACATTATCGAGGCTGCCGGTTACTGGTGCGGCATCTATTCTGGCCAGTATTGGTACCAGAAATATATCGGAAACAGACTGGATCGCTTTACGAAGTGGGTTGCACGGTATTCCAATCAGAAACCGGTAGGTATATCCGGATCCTATGACATGTGGCAGTATAGCAGCTCCGGCACAGTTCCAGGGATCTCTGGCCGAGTGGACATGAACGAAGTATACCGGGATTTTCCAAGTGAAATTCTTGGCGGTGGTTCATCTGTTAATAATGGTCCGAGACAGATTCCCGGTGATCCAGTAAATGACATGGGCGTCAAGTACAGAGCTCACTGCCAGAGCATCGGAGATTGTGCAGAGGTCCGGGACGGCCAGACTGCAGGCACGACCGGATCCAGCAAGAGACTTGAAGCCTTGTGGATCAGTCTGGAAGATGCCGCTCGAAAACTGGGAGTAGAACTGAAGCTGAAAGGCAAATGCCATATTCAGGGTACCGGTTGGGTAGATCTTGGTTACATTACCAAGGACACCATGATCGGCTCAAAGGGACAGAGAAAGCGGCTTGAAGCGATCATTCTGGAGATCGAGGGATTGCCGGAAGGCTACGAGCTGCAGTATCGGACTCACATCCAGACTATTGGTTGGACTGGTTGGGTAGCTGCCGGATTCGCATCTGGTTCTGTCGGATTCCGAAAAGGAATCGAAGCAATCCAGATTCGCTTGGTAAAGAAATAATCGCCAGATCTGGATATGGCGGTCAGAAGCTGTCAAATAGGCAGTTTCTATTCTCCTACTAAGAAGAACCTGAAAACCAGAACAAGAACGCACCATGAGGCTATACAGAGCCTACGGAGGCATACGGATAGAACGTCCGACATTCCGGAACGCTTCATGGTGCAGATTCAATTTCGCAACACGCAAACCAATGTTATACGCATAACGCATACGCAAAAAATCCTCCTGATCGAGGTAGTACATCACGTTCGCCCTGGGTATCTTCGGATGCCTGGGGCTTTTTTTATTGCAAGAAAGAGGTAAAACCATGTACACACTTTGAAACTTCTGTCAATAGAAAAACTGTACAAATTGGCATGGGCAAAATTGTGCATTATTTTGATTCCGCATGAAAATAATTTTTTCGATACAACTATCACCTAATGTGGAAAATGTCTCAAATCGCATTTTACGCAGCCACAGGTATATGGCTTTTTAGAAAAATTTGCTCCGAAATGTTGGCTGTACGAAATGTACAAAGAAGGGGTAGAGAGTTGGTCGAGATGTCCAATGCATCCTTTGTGACTATCACTGTAGCTGCTACTGTAACTGCTACTGTAACTGCTACTGTAACTGCTACAAGGACAAAAAAGAAGAATTTTGAGCAAATGGTATGACTTTCTTCCTATATATATGTAAAACTGCGTGACTATCACAGTGACTATCACAGTGACTATCACAGTGACTATCACTGTATATGCTACTGTGACTATCACGCAAAAAAAGAAGAAAAAAGAAAGAAAAGAAAGAAGCAAAGAAAAAGAAATAAAAAAGAATAAAAAAATATATAATATATATACGTGTGCTTTTCGGTGCAAACCACTTTCTGACCCATGGTGAAAAATTCCTGATTGACAAAAAATGATTTTCGGGGTAGACTATTCGCATGACAAGATTTTGAGACGCACCTCAGTTGATGGGAAGAGGCGGTCGATCTTAATTTCTGACTTCGCAAAACTGAACAGGGTGGATTGCATTTTCTGGTTGCAATGTTTTGAGAGCTGAACGATTTGAAAAATTGTTTTTGCAAACTGGAAAGGCAAAGTGGTCAGAGATTTTGAAAAATTTTTTAATAGCGAGAAGGTAGAGATTTAGAGGCATGAAGCAGATGCCTCTAATTTTTTTGAAAAAATATGTAATGCTATGCTTGACAATGCTCGTTATACAGCGGTATACTTCAACCATCAACAAAAACAAACACACGAACGGAAACGGCGAGAGATACATTTACGTCAAAGAGGTTGAAGAATAGGAGGTACACATCATGACAGCATCAACGCTTATTAATCTTATCGGTACATTTGAACTTCACAGCGTAGGTCATAGAACCCTTGAGGGTGCGATGATCGCCAGCTTCGGACTTGACTGGGAAACAGTCAGCGAATATCGTGAGGTCGCAAGTTATGTATCTCAGTGTATGAGTTACGATGCAGTAACTGGTGAGTGGTATTGAGGAGGGGTGAGTCATGAGAAGATCGGTATCAGAACAGAAAGCAATCAATTTGGTTGCAACACTTTCAACAGAACAGCTTCTGGATCAGTGGGAAGCAACTTCCGCAATGACTGATCTGGAAGCACCAATCCTGAGAGGGTGGTTCATGGATGAACTGGAAAAAAGATTTCCGGATCAGTTCGACAAATGGTTAGACAGTGATTGCAGAGACGAAGATCTTAGAAAATTCATTTTCGCATAGGAGGACAAAATCATGGCAGCAACAATTATTCAATTTCCACAGACACACAGTAACATCTTTTCGAACCTGACACAGCTCATCACTCTGGCATCTGACAACCAGGTAGTAGAGGAGTATGCAGAGATCATGGCGGTTTGTCATGAGAAAGGAGAGTTTAGACCTGGAGAAGTTGAAACGCTCCAGGAGCAGATCCGAGCAAGACGCCTGGAAAATGCAAGACCGGAAGAAAAGCCGGCAGTGATTCCAGAGAAGCCGGGGCTGTACTGCTACACTCCAGAAATGGGCGAGCAGAAGCCAAAGTGCCAGATCGAAGCAGAGCGGAGCTATTATGGCAGGCATTACCACATCAACACTCCCTTACAGTTGAAAGGTCGTGGCATCACATTTGACAGAGTTCTGGAATCTAAGAACCTGTCAAAATCAGCTCAATATCGGCTTGGTTGGAGAGAATACACCGTAACTGAAAGAGCTTTTGAAAAGCTCCAGGAACAGTACACGATCAGCCAGGAGTTACTTCTGGATTGATTACATAGTGCCGACCGGAGGCGGCAGACCTCCGGAGATGGAGAGAGTATGAAAAACATGATACCGATGTTACTGACAAATAACCAGCGGAAAATGCACGGATTACCGTTGTGGAGAAAGAAGAACCGTAAAAAGAAGTTTTACACTCGGTGTGAAGCAGACGAGGCAATCACGGCATTTATTGATTATTGCAATCAGGAGTAGGAGGTGCGGAGATGGCAGGAGAAAAGAGAACACTTTCGTTCGGAATCACTGGAGAGTTTATCACTCAGATCACAAGAGAGTGGTTTTATTCTGGAGAAAAGAGTATCGGGAAAATTATGGAGATCCTGGCAGATAGTATGACCGGAACAGATACGCCGGAAGCTCAGATCCGGAGGTATGCGGAAGATATCCTGATGGGAAGAGCGGCACTGAAAGGCAATACCGCCGACGGAACATACCACCTAGAAACATACGGGGCAGGAGAAGAGGAAGAGCTACCAGGCAATATGAATATATGGAAAATTCCCTGGTCGAAAAAAGTTTTAAAAAGTCAGCTTGACCGAATGACGGAAAGGTTCAATGTAGCGATGGAACATCTTTCGGAAAGCGAACAAAGAGCAGTAAGAAAAGAACTTGGAGAGGAAACGGACGAAGATGGATGGCAGGCGAGACTTGACAGCCTCATAACCCGTATGATGGATAAAAAAGAGCATACAACCGGAGATTTCGGGTGGTTGGAGCCGAATGGAACTTTCCATGAAGTTGAGTGGGGAGAGCACCAAGACTGGGCGAATAAATATGTGGAAGAGAATTACCCGGATCGGAGCGAAGATATATTTGACGCTGGAGGCTGGCTTACAGATCGGGGCTGGGTGCTGCTTCACAATCCATCGCAGGGGATCGCATTTGCGACCGGAAGCCTGGTTAGAGACATGACAAAAGCACAGAAAGAGTTCTTGTATGATTATTACACAGAGCGAGATTGCAAGAAAGAAGCTAACGAAATTTGGAAGGAGCAAAAATGTGGAGCATAAATGAGGATGAATACTGGGAGCGAAGACGTGAAGAGTATGAGAAGGTTCCGAAAGACTGGAAACCGGAACCGGTGGAGGAACTGGTGACCCTGGATGATGAACTTGAGGATCTGGAAAAGGAATACGGCTGTAAGTTGGAGGATCTGGACGAGACAGACATTGAAGATATCGTATATCGGCTCTGTGGAGAATATCCGCTATCAGCAGAATACGATCCGGTGCTTATTGCGATCCTATACAAAGTGGATCCAGATTGGAGGTAGAAGAATCATGGCAGAGAAAATGAAAAAGCGACATAAAGAAATTCTGGAATTTTGTAAGGTGTTCATGGCGGAGAATGGATATCCGCCAAGTGTCCGTGAAATCGGGGAAGGTGTCGGGTTGAAATCCACCAGTTCGACATGTGTCTACATGAAAGAAATGAGAGAGTTGGGGCTGCTTGTATCAGGTCCGGAATATTCGCCGAGGGCATTTACACTTCCGGGAGCGAAGTATGTATTTGATGATAAATGCGATGGAGGCGATAAAGCGTGATTCAGAAGACTGAAAATATAATCTTGAAGAAAAGATTGAAAAAGCGATCAAAAAGCCTGAAAAGGCAAAATGAGCGCATTAAGGTTCGTGAGACAGAGAACCGGAACCTAAAGAACCGCATGAGACGGACAGCCCAGGAGTTAGCGGACATCAAAGAATCCCTGACAACTGGGTTTTGTCCGTACTGTGAAGAGTATAATATGTTCTCATGGGATCCTGACTGGGGGTTAGTTTCATATTGTCCACGCTGCGGAGCCAGAGTGATGTTATGCCAGATGTGCGAAAAATCGGTATATGATTGTGATTACGATGAAAGATTAGATGTATGTTCCAAAATGTAACACACACCTTGACGAAAAAGGATGATTTGCTGTATTCTTTAGTAAGTAAGGGAGGGTACTATCATGAATAAAGCAGAATATATCAGGGAAGTATTGGAAGAAAAAGGAATTTCGCAATCAAGTATTGCAAAAAAACTCGGTATATCACGTCAGGCGATATTTGGTACGCTTTCCAGAAAAAATCCGAATTTTGCTACAGTCCGTGAGATATTTAATGCTCTTGGATTAGAAGTAGCAGTTAAGCGCAAAGATGGGTGTGATTTGGATTTTGATGTGAACTCACTATACAAAGTTCTGGATGAAGATATCGTAGGGTACGAAAGGGTAGAGTCTATTTTGAATGTAATGGGTTACAAATTGGTTATTGAAGAAAAATAATAAAAAATTTTTTTATAGTGAGAAGGTAGAGAAATAGGAGCATGAAGCAGATGCTTCTATTTTTTTTGAAAAAATATGTAATGCTATGCTTGACAATGCTCGTTATACAGCGGTATACTTCAGTCATCAAAAGAAAACAAACACACGAACGGAAACTGATAAATGAGTGTTGTATCACATACTTAGAAAGAGTTTAGGAGGACAAAAGCTATGATGAAGCATGAATTTGAGGAAAGAGTTGGCGTTGAGATTTCAGATCGTGAGTATGAGCTCATTGAAACAGTATACACCTGGCACCCGGCAATTAGCGAAGCCGGTGGAAAAGATCAGATCGCTACTCTGTACAAAACCGGAGGGATGCCACTGATTAAGAGCATGCTGGAGGCTGCAAACATTATGATGGATCTGGACAAAGAGAGACGGCAAGCAATGAGACGCCTAGAGAAGATCAACAGCCGGATCAAAGTAGTGGCCGGAGGAGATCTGACAGAAGAACAGTGTCGGAGGGATGCAGTAGGAATGTTTGACAAGTCCAACAGTCCGGAAGAATGGGGATACGCAAGAATGTTCCTGGCAACAAAATACGGCGAAGAGCTTGCATCAAAGATTATTGAGGAGGTAGAGAAATAATGGCAGACAGAAGCAATCAGAGGCTGAATGAGGCTATTGAAAAAGCTATCAGCATGTGGGATGGAACGATCCACGGGCAGACGCTCCGGAACATGTATGACAACGGTTCTGACTATGAGATCATCTGTGAAGTGGCCGGGATCGAGTATGAAGATTATGAGTAGAAAAGGAGAGAAGAGTCATGAAGGAAAGAACAGAAAGAATCGCAAAAATTGTAGGAGAAAAAATGCAAGCAGAAGCAATGGTAGTAGAAGTTGAAAAGAATAATAGAACGAGGCAGGGAGTAAGTATCAAGTCTGGCGATAATGCGAGAGCAGTTTTTTATATTGACGACATGGAGAAAATGAGCGAAGAGGAAGTTGCCGATAAAATCGTAGAAGTTTGTTCAAAAGAAGAAATGCCAATATTTGATCTCACCAAGATTGCAAACAAAGAGTTTGTTTTAGAACATGTAATTCCTTGCATGGTTGGAAGATCTGGAAATGAGAAATTTCTGCAAAATCTTGTTCACACTCATTTTCTGGATCTTGAAATCGTATACAGAGTTATGATTTCCGATGATTATAGCAGCTCGTTCTTGTTGAGAAATGCAATGCTGCAGGATCTTCATATCAGCCAGACGGAGTTAGAAGAGAAAGCACAGCATAATCTGATTGAAAAAGATCATACAAAGGTCGCATCAATAACACAGATACTGTCGGAGTTGTCGGGAATTCCGATAGAAATGGTGGAAGAAATGAGCTTACCACCGATGTATGTTATGACAAATCAGAACAAGATGTTTGGTGCAAACTCAATACTGAGAAAAGACCTGCTTAAAGAGCTGTCAGAAGAGCTTGGGAAAGATCTGTATATATTCCCATCAAGTATACAAGAGATTATTCTTGTCCCGGAGGATAATGTTACAAACACTATGGATCTGAAAGAGATTGTCAGATTTGGGAATATTAATACAGTTTCAGCAGAAGAAAAATTGTCAGATAGTGTATACCATTTCAACCGTGTTACAGAGGAAATAGAAGTTATGGCATAAGCAAGGGAGTAGTGACCATGGATGATTTAAAGAAATGGATCGGCAAGAAGTTCCTGGACTTCTGTAAGTCCGATCCGGCGGACGAGCGAGGGATCCATTACACGCTGACGGAACAGGATGAAAAAGGCAGAGTATCAAAAGATTTTTCGTCGGACGATATCGTGAGCATGGAAACCATGGAGAAGATTCGCAAGGCAAGAATCTTAGATTTGAGTATGAGCGATAATTGGTGGCATGTGTCACTGGAATATAAGGAGGAAGAGGATATGCAGGAAGTGAAAATGTCAAAGATGGAACGCCTGGAGGCAGAAAAAGAGGATTTTAAACAGATGTACGCTGAGTGCTTTCCACACCTTGCGATCATAGCGGATATTTTGAAAAAGTTCGGAGATGAAAGAGGGATCCAGACGGACGGAGCACATATCTACATCACACCTGATGGCTACATCTCCATGAGCAACGTATCTGAGGGGTGGAGTCTTTCCAGATTGAACCATGAATCAAAACCGGTAATCGTTTGTGAGGTTAGAGAAGGGATTGAGGAGGAGTAAGCTATGAGCGAGAGAGAATACGTTAAGATCAATGAAGATGCAGCCAGAACAGCACAGAATATGATGTCTTTTAATGAGTATCAGCTGGGATCCAGAACCAAAGAATACCAGGAGGACGTAAACGAAGTATATGACCTGGCGGAGGAAGTGGTTGCCAGAAGAGGAGAGAAGTACCGGGAGAGAGCTTGGAGACTGGCAAACAGATATGCCCGGAACATGGGGAAATATTTCAACGAGGATGCGAGAATCGGCTGTATGTGCCCGTCAGTGATGATCTCAGGAGCCGGAAACTTTCCGGTGAAGAAGAAAGAAAAACAGGTCAAGGCTTGGGAGAAGAACCAGGAATACTATAAATACTGTCAGTCGATCAAAGAAAAATTGCGGAATCTTCTGTATGGGAAAGAAATCATCAAGAGCGATGATGAAAACGCTATTGAAGCTCTGGAAGAGAAAATCGCTTCACTGGAAGAGAACCACCAGTTAATGAAAGATGTAAATGCCTACTGGCGAAAGAATGGAACCATGACCGGATGCGACTTCCTGACAGAGAAGCAGATCAAAGATATAACGATGCAATGGCATGTGAAACATGGAGATGCGGAACGGCTCCATATGCCGGATATCATCTGACAAACAATCTGGCGAATATTAAGCGACTCAAACAGAGAGTGGAAGAACTGAAAACGACAAAAGAGAAAGGCAGCTCTGAGGCTGATTATGGTGAGTTTAAGGTGATCGAAAACACGGATCTAATGAGAATACAGATTGTGTTCGATGGAAAGCCGGATGAGGCAATCAGAAGCACTCTGAAAGGGAATGGCTTCCGGTGGGCACCATCACAGGGAGCATGGCAAAGACAGTTGACGGCCAACGGCAAGTACGCACTGAAAAAGATCATAGAAGAACTTGGCGTTGTAGAACAGGCATCGTGAGAGGAGGGGAGCGATAATGGCAAAGAAGAATCATGAGAATAGATATCTGGTAAACAGATCTATCTATAAGGCTGCGAAAAGGTACGATCACAGGCAGTTTGAGGATTTCTGCACAGATATATACAAGAGTGGTTGGGAAGACGGGAAATCGTCAGCTAATGTTCTGGATGTAAAAGATATTGAAGCAGTAATCAGATCTGTAAAAGGGATCGGAGAGGTTCGGATCGGTAAGATCATGGAGGCAATCAATGAAAAGTTCAACGAAAATGCCGGATCAGAAGAAGCTGAGTAAGGAACTGGGAGCGGAGATTCTGGACAACCGTAGGCGGTATGAAGAGCTGAAAATACATGGTGGTGCTGATCCATTCTGGCCAGATGGCGTAAATATGAATTTATGCCGTAATCATGTGCTCTATCTCCGGAAGAGAATAGAGATGGAACTGGAGCCGACAGAATACCCGGAGGAGTATTATCTGAAGATCCCTGAAAAGGTTGACGGTGATTATATGGCGAACCCGGACGTGATCCGGAAAGAAGCAAAGGCAGCATTGGAGGTCCTGAAAGAAAATCAGGACTACCAGTACCTGAGAGGAAAGCTCAGTCCGGATCTGGACAAAGAAGCCAGTCAGTGCATGAAACCGGTACGTTACGTTTTGGGGATGGAAGATGCAATCCGAAGAAATGATCTGGTAGTGATGCGTAGATGCCGGGATCCGGAATATTACGTGAAGTATTTGAGAGATAGTCGGAAAAAACTGGATGAAATTCTGGATCAGAAGTTTTAGAGCCGACGCTCCATGAGGGGCAGTTGACAATATTTGATTTTATGGGAGGCAATAGCAGTGGAAATTAAAATTATTAGTGAGTTTGGAAAGAACAGTTTTGAGGTAACAGCAAGTGACGCAAGACGAATTATCGGCCTTGCAATGGAGCTTCACAGGGATGAAGAGGATTCGGCAGTCAAGAACAGAAAGGCGGAGCCTGCGCCCGTACCGAAGCCAGAGGCTATGCCGGAAGAACCGGAAGAGCCGGTAAAAGAAGCAGAACCGGTAGAATTGGATTTATCGCAATTGCGACAGACAAAGAAAGCAAGCCGGGTAGAAAACTTATTCGGATCAGACTGGAAGGGCGAGCATAAGGAAGAAAAGCCGGAACAAAAGAGAGAAGTTGATCCAGGAATTGAGGCAGAGTATGTGAAAGGATTCATTATTGCGAAGTGTGAAAAGTGCGGAAAGATCAAAGGATATTGCACGAAAGAATACACAAATGCTCACACCTGCGAGTGTGGACATGAGACGTTCTTCCATGATATGAAGCAACTCTATCTTGACTGTAAATGCGGATCGCATTTTAAGTACCAGACAAATTTACAGACATCGGAATTTTCGTATAAATGCATAAATTGCGGTGCAGAGGTTGATCTGAAACTGAATAGCCGCCGGACAGCTTATACGACGATCGGGGGGGCGTACTAAAGGCAGATAGGGAAATTGCACGTAAGTACGGCATGAGTATTTATTGATTTGGCATAAGAGAGAGGATGGGTGATATTATGATCCGGCCAGTATGTAAAGACTGCGAAGAACGCCATGTTGGCTGCCATGATCGCTGTGGAAAATATCAGGAATTTAAGGCAGCACGAGTGGAAGAAGTCAGGGAGATAAAAAAATACAAGGAAGCAACCAGTCGGGTGAAAGTCCGTGTCGGAAGGGTAGAGTCAAAATCGGCAATCAGTCCGCTGAAATGTCATAAGAGGTGAGTAAGATTAAAAGGAAAAGTCAGGCAGAAGAAAGAAGAGTCAAAATCTGGGATCTGGTGGAAAAAGGATATAAAAATCGGGCGATTGCGGAGAAAACCGGTATTCCAAATGGGACAGTCGCTCATTATGCAGCAGAGTAACGGAAACAGAAAGAAGCAAAGAAAAAACTACAGGAAGGATCTGGAGTTAATGCGGATCGGCATCTGTGTTTGACATGTAGGTATAGGAGTAATCAGCCGACGGTCAATATCTGCGATTATGGTTGGCTCACACAGAATCCCCGTGGTTGTGAAGTGGAAGAATGTACAAAGTATGAAAAAGGAGCACGGATGAAAAATAAAAATGAATGGTGTGTGGAAAATGAATGAAGACAAACAGATCGTGATTTGCAAGCGATGTAAGAAACCGGAATACTGGGAAGAAATGCGATGGCTCTCCGGATCTTGCCTGTGTCGGGATTGTTACCGGGCACAGTGGGAACAGGAAGAGGGTGAACTGTACAGATGGAATGATCTGGACGGCGAAAGGCCAACGATGGAAGAATACGAGGAAGCGAGGTGGAAAAGTTGCTGACGTTGACGATCGAAAAAAAGTGGTTTGATATGATTCTGAGCGGAGAAAAGATGGAAGAGGGAATTACACTGATTCAAAATGAAAAAGGATGGAGAGACATCAATGAAGAGCTGCCGGATCCGGGAGAATACGTGCTTGTATCGTTTGAAAATGAGGGAGTAACACTTCCGGACATTGCAACATATGAAGTGGACAAACAAGGAAACGGGGCTTTTTATCCAAGTGATTGCGAAGCAACATACGCTTCTGTGGGCGTGTTCGTTAATGCTTGGATGCCACTGCCGGAACCGTATAAAGGAGGACTGGGAAATGCTGATTGTAAGCCATAATAAAGAGAAAATCCTGTGGTTTGGACGAGCATTTAATGCTCTGGAGTATTCAGAACAGGTAAACCGCAAAGGGAAGAAGGAAACGGTCAGACATACAATTTGGATATCTGATGGCTGCCTGGAAGAAATCGCAGAGTACCCAACAAAGGAACGATGTTTGCAGGTGTTGAAAGAATTTTGCAGCAGTTACGAGGAGGCATGCTATACGGTTGAGTTCTTTGATGAATCAGCACGGGCGATAAGACCAGCAACATGCAAGAAGAATCTTGTATATGAATTTCCGGCAAAGTAGGTGAGAGAATGAAAATAAAGGTGCATGAAAATTATGAGCAGATAGACAGAAAGAACATTGATACGTTTCAGAAATACGAGATGAGCCATCCAGAGGAGAACCTGTATAGATGTGTGATCTGCGGAGAACAGGCTTGCATTGGAAACAGTATATCATGCCAGGGACACAGACTGATACATAACTGGTGTGCGAATAGAGTGTTTGGATATGGTAATATCTTAGAAGCCTTTAAGTGGCTTGAAGATCAGTCGTCTGATGAAATAATAAAATAAATTTAGAATCATCGCTTGACGTATGCGTATTCAATACGTATAATATAAGTATAAACAAAAGAAAGGGGGTACAGACTTGAAACGGACAGACTTGGTAAGAATGCTCGAGAGAGCCGGTTGGTGGTTGCTCCGACATGGAGCGAATCACGACATTTACACCAACGGAGAAAAAACGGTTACCATCCCGAGGCATCGGGAGATAAACGAAAGGCTTGCAAGAGCAATCTTAAAACAGACAGGGATTTAA